GCCGACCATATTAATACAAATCATTATGGACGAGATTATCTTGTTGATTATATGTATTCTTCTTATTCTTGCTATTCATGTTATAGAAGAATTTAAGTTCATTAAGTATGTTACTCTTAATAGAGCTATTATTGCTGATTGTATAATTTGTGCTATTTATTTATTACTTAATATATTTATATAAATAATAATATGGAAAATAAAGCTAAAGCTGGTATTATTGAAATATTAGATAATAACTCTAAGATTATAGGATATATTGCTGTTGATACTCAAACTGCAGCTGATGTAGTTGGTACTATAGGTGAATCTATTACTAAATTAAGTAATGATAATATTACTATTAATCTTAATACTGCTGATTTAGACGATGACAAAATGTCTGTCGCTCGTCGTTTGCTTAATAAATGTAGTCGTCTTTATAATGATATGATAGACGAAAATAAAGTTTAAATTACAAATCATTAAACGTGTAAAGTATGGGAAAATATGATGAAGCGGTTGTAGTTAAAGAACTGGGTAGAAACCCTGCTGTAACCTTCAACGGTAAAACGATTAGTGTTGTGAAAAACACAAGTCTTATTGGTAATAGTTTTTGGGGAAGAATTGATTTCCTTACCAAATACTGTGGTTATACGCTTGTTCAAGTGGACTTGGATGAACAACGAGCTGCTAAAATTGCTGAACAAGAAGCAAAGAAAGCTGCTAAAGCTGCTGCTAAGGCTGAACGAAGAAAAGGTAAAGTAGACCTTATTGGTGCTGTTCGGTCGAATCTTACTAAAGGTAAATTTAACAGAAAGTAATATGTTATGCCTACCTTTAAAGTGTCTTTTGGACTTAGTGCTAAATCTAAAAGACAAAAAGTAAGTAGCAAATATATTGTTGTAGAGACTAAATGTGATGGTATATTATGTATAGATAAAGAGGGAGTTTATAGAGTTAAATACAAGGATAAAATGTATCCTCTTACTACTGAATCTTACGAGACGCGAAATAAACGAGTTATATATGCTCGATGGCTTGATACTTATGGTCATAGAATTAAGATTATTCGTGACAGAGATAGTAGAAAAGCTACTGATATTAAACATTATTGCGCTATTGCTCCCGGTCTGTTAGCTCGTGGTAAACTTGTTAAAACAGCATTTAGTCCTATTATGTTCCATGTCGTAACGTGTTATAACGTTGCTGATGTTGAGGGTATGTCTCTTGCTTTTAATGAGTGGAGAGATTATGAGGAAAGAATTAAAAATGGTGAACTTGATATTGAAAATGAATTGTAATGAATGTATATGGTGAAAATAACAAGAGTAATGTTACTTTTACCAATGACCAAGCTGATGCAGTTGATGACTTAATTAGTTTTATAGCTGCTCCGTGGTCTGATACTGATTATGTTCATGCACTTTGTGGAGCTGGTGGTACTGGTAAAACTTTTGTTACTAAATATGTGATTCAGAATTGCAAATTTAGTTCAAGTGTTATTGCTTGTGCTGCACCAACTCACAAGGCGTGTAGAGTATTCAGTAATGCTATTGGTGGTAAGTCTGTCGATACTATTCAATCTATGTTTGGTTTTAGACTTGATGTAGATATAGAAGATTTCGACCCTGAAAAACCAGCTTTTAATCCTATTGGTAATATTAAGATTCTTGATAAAGAAGTAAGAGTTCTTATCATAGATGAATCTTCTATGCTTAATGGAAAGTTGGTTAACTATATTAATAAACTTTGTAAGAAACATCATATTAAGATTATTTATATTGGAGATGCAAGTCAGCTACCTCCAGTTAATGAAAAAGTTAGTCGTGCATTTACTATTGCAACTCGTGTTAACTATCTTAATGAGACTGTTCGACAAGGTGATGATAATCCTATTAGTTATCTTCTTGATATTCTTCGTAATGATATTAGTCGTGGTCGATATGATATGCTTAATTATATAGCTAATCCTAAGAATAAAAGCCAGTATAATGAGCGTGGTTGTGGATATACTGTTTGTAGTCCTCAAGAATTTGATTATCATATCGAACAAGCATTTACTAATGAAGAATATACTAAGAATGTTGATATGTATAAGATTATTGCTTATACTAATGCTCGTGTTACACAATGGAATAACTATGTTAGAAAGTCTATTATAAAAGGTGCTGATAAAAACATTATTACAAAGAATGACCTTATAATGTCTTATGCTACTATTGTTGATGATTTTAGCGATATTATTATAAATAATAGTGAAGAGTATATTATACATGATATAACTGATTTTCAAGACCCGACTCATGATTTTAAATGTTTCATGGTTAAATTTCAAGCTATTCATGGTGGTAAGATAACTCAACCTCTTTGTATTATTGACCACGAAGATAAATTCACTATTAATCTTTATTTTAATAAGCTGAATAATCTTATTAATGATGCTAAGATTGCTACTGGTTCTACTCGTGCTTCTAAATGGAAAGAATATTATAGATTTAAACGGAAATATCTACTTGCTAATAATATACTTAATACTTATGGTAAAGTATTGTTTTCTCGTGATATTGATTATGGATTTGCTATAACTTCTCATAAAAGTCAAGGTTCAACTTATAATACAGTATTTGTTGATGTTAATGATATGGTTTATGATAAGTATGGACATCCATATACAAATCAAGATGAACTACTTCGTAGATTGTATGTTGCTTGTAGTAGACCGTCAACCGAATTATTTTTGTGTTATGGGAGATAAAATTGATGAAGCTCGTAAATTTGCTATTAAACGTAAAGGCAAACCTTGCGAATTTAACAAAGCAACTAACGGTAAAGAACAAGGACGTGTTGTAGGATATAATACGAGAAATGGTCTTATTATTGTTAGAGTTCATAAGGATTTTGGATGGCGTAGAATGGATGAGCCGGAAGATATTCTTGTTTATACAAGATTTAGAATAGATAGATATTCATTCTATTATGTACATCCTGAAAATCTTATTATAAATGAACGTAGCTTGTCAAAATTGTCCAGCAAGACTTCTAAACGAAGATAAAGTTATATTTAACGATATAGGAAATAGTATTGCAAATGCTATGTTTGTGATTCCACAACATAATGAGGATGCAGTCAACGATATTATTAGAATTTATAATCGTGCATCTAATAAAGTATTTGAAGAACATTGTCTACTTTCCTGTGCTGTTAAATGTAAACTTGGTAACGATTATAAAGTGTTTGATAGTTCGGTTATTCAATGTAAACGTATCTTCTTTGAAGTTTGGCGTTTTGGTTATTATCGACATACATTTGTATTTGGAGATGCATATAGATTATTTTATGATGTTAAACCTAATACTAATGATGTCGATTTTGTATTGGATAATCTTGATTATCATTTACACTTTTATCCTTCTCTTGGAATTAAACACTATAATGTGGATAAATATAATAGTTTACTTAGGCGTTTGTCTAATGATATTGTAACTTATAATGTTTAGAATAACAATGAAATAGTGATTGATTGTAGAGCTGCGGATGTCGAGATACTTCCTAATTTCTTTAGTGTTACGTTTATTAGTCTTAATGATTATCTGAAAGTATTTGCAGATTGTGTTAATGATAAAGGTAAGCCTATACCGTTGGTTCAAAAACTAACTGTTGCTGAAATTAAACGTAGACTTAATACTGTCAAATGTGATGCATTTTATATTACTGATAAAGATGATAGTCAACTATTGTCTCTTGTTGGTTATATTAATGGTATGAGACATAAAGGTGTTAATGTATATACTTATAATGGACTTAGCTATGATAATCTCATGGTGGCTGGGTTTCTTATGAATGTTGCTCACTTTGATAATACTAAAGATTTAATTAGGTATCTATATACTCTTAGTAAGAAGATTATATCTCTTCAAGATGATAAGGAAAAATTATATAACGATTATCAGATTAATACTGTTAGACGTTTTAAACTTCCTTATGTTGATGTTGATGTTATGCGAATATTCGCTCTTAATAAAGCTGGAGTTAGAATTGATAAAGATACCGGTGAACGAAAAGCTACACCAAAAGGTCTTAAACAAACTTCTATAAATCTTCAATGGTTTGAATTACTGGAATATGAACTTCCTCCTATTTGTGAAAAAGATGCAGAACTTTATTATGATAATCTATTGTATAAAGGACTGCCTCCCGATAAGCTTAATAAACTTATTGATAAGTGGGATAGATATATATTAGATGAATATATTCCACCTATGATGCATTATAATAAAAATGATGTGTTTATTGTATGTGAAATTGTTCGTCTTAATCCAGAAGAAGTTAAATCACGATATTCTGTTAGTAGTGTTTATAAAGTAAACGTACTTAATAGTAGTCGTAGTAATATGGCTGATATATTGTTTGAAAAGTTCTATTCTGAACGTAGTGGTTTACCACCTGAAAAATGGAAAGGTAAACGTACTGAACGTACAGGTATGAATCTTGGTAAAATAATATTCCCATGTGTAGAATTTAAGACTCCCGAACTTCAGAAACTTCTTGCTGAAATTAAAAAGACTACTATTTATAGAGTAAGCAAAGAAGAATTTAATAAAGAAGTTAAGATTGGTAATATAGTTTATAGTCTTGGTACAGGTGGTTTGCATAGTAGAGATATTCCTATGGAAATATGGAGTACTACTCCTTATGATGGTGGGACTGTTGTCTCTGCAACCCCTACGGGGGAACAGAAAAATGCTAATCCTTTTACTATATTTCATTTTGATGTTGCCAGTTATTATCCAAGTATTATGGCAGAGTATGAAGTTGCTCCTGCTCATATGCTTAAGAAGATTTTTGCTGGTCTTATTCGTTGGATGAAAGATACGAGAGTTAAAGTTAAACATAGTCTTGATGATATTGTTGATGGTATTCCTCGTGATGTACTTGCTCTTGTATTGAAGATTGTGATAAATTCTATCTATGGTAAATTTGGTTTTGAAAAAGGAGATTTGTATGACAGACGAGCTGTACTTGAAGTGACAATTAATGGTCAGCTTATGTTGCTTATGCTTTGTGAACGACTTGAACTTAATGGTATTCATATTATTAGTGCTAATACTGATGGTATCATGGTTAAGGTTTATGATAAAGATATAAGTAAATATGAGTATATAACTCAATGGTGGCAAGAAAAGACGAAGATGAGTGCAGATACAGATGTAGTTCATTGTCTTATTGCTCGTGATGTTAATAACTATATTTGTCAGTTCCGTACAAAGAAAGGTCTTAAACTTGAATATAAAGGTGCTCTTAATCCTCTTATGTATGCTGTTGATTTACAGAAAGGATATGATATGCCTATTGTTGCTCAAGCAGTTAGTGATTACTTTCTTAAGAATGTTCCTGTTATGGATACACTTCGTAAAGCTACTAATATTCTTGACTTTTGTAAGACACAGAACGTTGGACGTCAATTTCATGTCGAACAAACATTTGTTAATAATCAGCAAGTTCAACAAGTTGTATGTCAAAGATATGTTAGGTTTTATATCTCCAATACTGGCTGCATAATTGAGAAAGTTCATAATGATACTGCTTCTCGTTCTCGTATGGCTGCTGGTTCGTCTGTTACTGTTATAAATACTCTTGATGATGTTGATATTTCTCTTCGTAATATTGATTATAAGTATTATTATGAAGAAGCTATGAAGATTATTAATCCTATCAAACTTGGTATTAGTCCTAAAGGAAAAGGTAGAACTCGTATTAAGAAAGCTTATGGACAATTTAATAGTCTTTTTGACGATGCTGCTTTTGAAGAGGAATATGCTGATGCTTATGTTGATGAAAATATAGATTATTATGAAGACGATTGAGTCAATGTATGAGACGTTAGCTGATAAGTGGGGACGAGAGAACAAAGGTCATGGTACAATTCATTGTGTTAGACCTATGGAATACGCCAAACTAATCGTAGTGATATTAAAGAAGATGATGGCTAAGAATCCTGACCTAAAAGTTTTTATATGTGTTGATACATATGAAACTCGAAGGACTATTATAGAAGCTCTCACAAGTAATGAAATAAATCAAGAACATATTACTGTACTAAGTGAAACTTATGTTAATGCTCGGTATAGATATGTATATAATCTGGCAATTTTTGTTGGTCTTGAACGTTATAGTAATTATGTTAATTGTGTAGGAACTACTTCTGACTTTCATCTATTTATTATTACTAAAGATGTTATCGACTCTAATAACCTAATGGAAATATATAAGCACTATCCTGCTGTTAATGTAGAACTAAGTGCGAATGATATTAATGCTGTTAATTTGAGTTCCCCCGTAGAGGAACGAAGAGTAGGTTGTCTACTTCCTGTTGCTGATAAAGAAGAATATGATAAATATACTGATTTTATAACTCAATGCTTTAATATATTTGGGGATTTTGATGCTATTACAAAAGCAAGAGTTGGTGATAATAAAACTGGTGTTAGTGCTGCTGAATTTCGTAATCAGCTTGCGCTAAATAATGGTTGGTCTGCCGAACTTGATATGACTATTGGATTTAATCGTCAAATTGATGAATGTTATAATCCTAATATTCTATTAGATAAGGCTACACTTTGTTATGAAATTATTCGCAAACGAAGTAATCTTGTTACAGATAATGATGTTAAACTTAATGCTATTCTTGATATTGTCAAGGAAAATACTGGCAAACAAATAATGATTATATCTAAGCGTGGAGAGTTTGCTGCTCGTGTTACTGCTTATCTTGAAGAAAATGGTATTGATTGTGGAGATTATCATGATGCTATTGAACCAAGAGTTCTTGTAGATGAAAATGGGATTCCTGTTTTATACAAGTCCGGTGCTAACAAGGGCAAGCCAAGAATCATCAAATCTAAAGCCATTTCCAGCGCGAATGAGCGACTTTTTCAGCAAGGACAATTAAGAGCATTATCCGTGAAAAATAGTTCGTCAGACGAGCTGCAAATAGCCGTAGATGTTTGGATTTTGACAAGTCCTCTATGTGATGAAGTTACGGCTCTTAAATACCGTTTTAATAAAGTTCTTTTTAATGGTGCACCACATATTATATATAAGGTGTTCTTACAGGGAACGATTGAGGAAACGAAGCTATTACAGAGCAAGCCAAACCGATTCACGACTATTACTACTAAAACGGTAGATAGTGATATTTTTAATGAAAATAATTGTGGAATTATTTGTCAGTAATGGAATAAGATTTATATTTGTGATGTGAAAACGAAAGGTCTTTGACATAATGGACGAGAAAACAGAAGAACAAAGAACAAATGTTGTTGCAAGTGAACATTCCGTTGCAACAACAAGAAAAGATGTGAGTAAACAACCTGTTGTACATAACGTTCATACTCTTAATCGGGTTAATCTTTTAGACCCGAATCAACTTGAAGCTGCGAAAGTATTTATGCTACAAGTTGCAAGAAGTAAGAAAGGTGGTATTGCGAGTGTAGAAGATGGACTTGCTGTTCTAATGAGAGCACAAGACCTTAATCTACCTTTTAGTACTTGTCTTGAACACGTGCACGTTATTAATGGTAAAACTGGTGTTGATATTCACATTATTAAATCGTTATTATCAAAGGCAGGACTAACATGGGAATGTACAAAAGATTATAGTCCTCTGTATGAATATACAGATGGTTTTAACGTTTATGTTGAGGATAAACTTCCTGATTATTGTATTAAATGCAGTAATCGTAAAGAAGCTGAAAAGAAACAATTAGAGAGTAAAGACACAGATATTATGTATGTTTATCCAACTCTTTATTTTAAAGATTTTAATAATAACATATATAAAAGTTATCAGTGGAATAATAAACTCTCTATTGCTATGAATCCTGCTCATGCTCAAGAACTTGCTAAACAAGGACTTGTTCCTGTTTATAGAATACCTAATCAGCCCATAGATTATGTGACTGAATATGATATTTGTCGTATAGTTCGTGATAAGGAAGTTCATTCTATTGGAAGATTTAGTTTTAGTGAAGCTCAAGCTGCCGAAATGTTCGAGAAAGATACTTATAAAAAATATGCTCGAATACTTATTGGTCATAGAGCTTTTACTTATGCTGCTCGTGATATTGCAAGTGACATTTTATTTGGAGTTTATGAAACAAGTGAACTTAAAATTGTTGCTGGCGCAGAGCTTAACGATGCAGATATTATTGATATTGAAGCTCAAGAAGTGAAATAACAAAGAGGTGTTAGACCTCATATTTATAAACATTTTAAAACAAATTTAGTATGAAAACTTTTGGAAAATTGGCTTTCGGTTTTAGCGCAGTTAATGCAGGTCAGAGAAATGTAAGTTATGAACCAGAATTGGTTGCAGGTGCAAATGCAGGTAGTTTCCGTATTACTCCTCCGGTTTCTAAGGCGTTGCTGTTGCAGCACGGAGACAACATCATGTTCGTGACCAATGCGGATAACATTGATGCTGCAATTCGTGACAAAGCACCGGAAGTTGTTGAGTTCTGTACTGCAAACGGACTTGACATTGATTCTATGGAAGCTGCTATCGCTATCCACAAAGAATTTGATATGTGGGGTATTGCGAAAGGTATCCAAGAATTTGATTCAAAGGGTAACCCGAAAACAACTCGTGAACGTATGACGAAAGCTGATAAGGCTAAATACGTTGACAATCACTTTGAAGAATGTCTTGAATCTGCCCGTGCTTCTGAAAATGAAGAGTTGGTTGCTGCTCTGAATCGTGAAGGTGCTACCGAAGAGGAACTGAAAGCCGTTCTTATCGAAGCTATTCAAGGAGACGAAGTTGCGAAATACAAAGGAAGTAAATGTGCGAATCCGGCATCTACTACCGGTACAGGTGTTTCACTGACTTTTACCGACTCTAACGTATGGAATCAGCTCAAAGCCGATATGGGTGACACAGCAGAAAAGTTGAACCGTGTATTCGCTATCGACGTTGAGAACCTTGTAGATGCAGAAATCTTTAACGGTCATGAAAATGTTGCCGTGAAAGTTGCTGTACTTGGCGAATCCAAAGAAGAAAAACCTATCCGTGTAGGTAAAAAGGCAGACGGTTCTGATGACGAAACTGCTGCTGAATAACTCGTCCGTTAGTTAGACAATCCTTTTCGTTGATAGTGTAGAGCCGCGCATGGAGATAATCTAAGTGCGGCTCTCTTTTTATCTATATATTTTATTAATCTTTTAAATTTAGTTGAAATGAGTACTCAAACTAAAAAAGAACAAGAAGAAGTTAAAGCAGGTGAAACTGCTGGTGATGAACAACAACAAGGTGCAGCTGCTCCAGTTGATGAAACCAAAAAGAAACGTCGCAGAGGTATTAGCAATGAAACACGTGCTGCGTCTCGTCTTAAATTTGACGAACGCCGTGATGCTAATCGTGCAAATGGTTTGTTTGTAGGACATCTTGACAATGTAGAAGTAACTTGGGTTACTCTTGGTGCTGAGGTACAAGGTCTGCAATCATTTGCTGGATGTGCTATTCCTATTCTTACTCTTACGTTCGCAAGTAACGAAGAAAATGAATCTATTCGTCGTTATGTTACTCATCGTATGATGCCGGCTGAAAGTAATGCTCTTACTATCGTTGGTGGTGCAGAATCTTGGAAAGTTGATTCTGTTCTTGGTTGGATGAAACATATCATGGATGTATTTGTTCTCAAAGGTCGTGCTATGACTGAAGCCGAAGAAGATGCTCTTTGTCTGCCTTTTGAAGATACTGATGAAGACGGTAATTATATTCCCGTTGATGCAGAAGTTGTTCTGAATGGTTGGAAGAGTCTATTCGAGAATTTCGTGAAGCTGATGAACAATGACGGCAAACCGGTCTATAAGACTGCAAGTGGTGCTCTTATTCCTATTTGGATGAAGCTTCTCCGCTTTACTAAAGTTAAGAATGCTTGGCAGCCTGTTGTTCGTGGTAAATCTACGGCTGGCGATTTGGGCTTTACTAACTTTGTTGGTGAAGGTTGTATCGAGCTTTACAAACAGAATGTTGCTCCGCTTCTTAAAGTAGATGCTGCAAAAGAATCTATTGTTTATAAAGAAACTGCTAAACCTGCTGCTCCTGCTATTCCGGGTGCTCCTATGATGGGTGGTGCTGCTCCGGGTATTGCTATGGGCGGTGCTCCTATGGGTGGTACAGATAGTGGTTTTGGCGGTGCTTCTGCTTTCGCTGGAACTGGCAATCCTGCCGACGACCTGCCGTTCTAAGAGTTAGTTAAATAGTTGGATATAAAGGGATAAGATGCTATATTTGGTGTCTTATCCCTTTTTTTATTATCCACGTTAAAGATGTTGAAGTTGATATGAGAAGAACTATAAATAATGGTAGTCTTACAAAAGATACTATCCTTTCTAAAGTTAATCAAGTAAGTATTTTTAGTGCTTACACAGGTATTGATACAGATGTTATTGAACATTGTATTGCTACTGGCGAATTTATTTCAAGTCCTTTTCGTGTTGATGAACATCCGAGTTTTGGTTTTAGATACGACAATCGTGGTAAGCTTAAAGGTAAAGACTTTGCTGGTTATTTTCATGGTGATTGTTTTGATGCTGCTGCTCTTGTTATTGGTGAGATTATCCATAAAAATGTAGATATATCTAATAAGGGTTGGTTTATCTTTGTTCTTAAACATATTGCTTATACTTTTAGAAATATTATATATGGTAAGGATAAAGATGAAACTATTAATGAAGTTATTGCTGATGGTATAAAAGCTGCTTGTAATAGAAAACCTATTATTGAATTTGTTCCTCGTCAATGGAATAATTATGATAAAAACTATTGGGGTAAATTTCATGTTCCTCTTAGTTATCTTAATACTAATTTTATATATCCTGTTCAACAATATTATGTTAATAGAAAGGTTAATCCTGAACCTAAATATTATTATGATGATGATAGAAAAGATGTTTGTTATGCTTATATTCTTGGACAAGATAAAAAAGGTATCTATAATATTAAACTTTATTTTCCTAATAGAAAACATGGTACTGTAAGGTTTATTACTAATAGTAATTGTCTTGAGGGATTACTTAATCTTGAACTTGATAAATATGATGCTATTATAATAACTAAGAGTACTAAAGATAGAATAAGTCTTAGAGCTTATCTTGACAGTATATCTCTTGACTTCTCCTACGGGGGGTCGCCCATAGAGAATATTGGTCTTGTTAATATTCCTCACGAATCGTATAAACTTAAACAGAATGAATATGATTGGCTACGAAGTCGTTGTCCTCATGGTTATATTGTTTCTCTTATGGATAATGATAATGCTGGTTATCGAGAAGCTATTTGGCTTAGAGATAATTATGGTATAATTCCTTTTTGTATTCCAAGAGAATATGATGTTAAAGACTTTGCAGAATTACGTAGTCAATATTCAGTTGAATTTATTAAAGAACTTATAGATAAATCATATAAATATATAGTAGATAATTATGAAGAAACAGAACTTTCTTGGGATACGAACCAAGACAATCCTCTGCCGTACTAAAGGTATAGTAGGAGATAGATTTACTGTTATGCGGGCTATTACCGAGAAACAAGAGAAAGAACTTGATACTCGTGAACAAACTACTCTTGATAACGGTGCTACTGTAAGTAGAAAATCTATTTATATCTATGGCGAAGTTGACCTTACATCTGAAGAAGATATAGCTGCCATAAAAAAGCTTCATCTTATTGATGATAGTGATAAAGGTAATCCTATTCCCAGCGGATTTAGTTATCTTACCGGAGAGGTGGAATTTGAAGACAATATTAAATATCGTCCTACTTGGGATGAATTTGAGTGGTTTAAATACAATTATTGTCTTATTGGTAAACCACAACGTATTGTGATTCATGAATGTGATAAAAGCTCATTATAATGGTAGAACTTGATGCGCAAGATATACGATTTGTTGAAGCACACATTAAACAATATGGTGGAATAGACAAAGCTATACAAGTTGTGCTAAAAGAACTTGATGCTACTTTAGTTCTTCCTGATGGTAGTCGTCCTCGTCAAACTAATAGCTATGTTTGGCAAAGAAGCGATGCAGAATTTGCTTATCTTCTAAACAAAGCTATGGATAATGGAATGACTAATGAAGAATATGCTAAAGTTATGGAACAATATGGAGAAGTTTTAAAGAAGAATGAACTATTTGAACTTGAAAATCCTCCTGTTGTTTATAGTAAGAAAGTTCGTAGTAGTACTCGTAAAGTACGAGTTGATAAGGTTCAATCCATGTTTGATGGTGATACTCTCAAAATAGGAGAAAAAGCTGTTAAAGCTAAACCTAAAAAAGAAACTGTTGCTGAACGTAAAGCTAAGATTCTTAGTAGTAAAGCTGTTACGTTTGCATTTGGTGGTCTTAAACCTAAAAGTTAATGGGACAATGGTTATATAGAAAGAATAATAATGAAGTACCTACTTGTTGGAGTGCTGAATTAGTTGAAAATGCTTCTAAGATTATAGTCAGATATGGGATTGTTGGTAAAACTATTAGAACAGATGTTTATAGAGTTACACAAAAAGACCCTGTTGCTGAACTTAAAAGTAGATATAATGATAAACGTAAGACTGGTTATGTAACTATGGAAGATATTAAGGATGATGGTTCTATTATTCTGCCCCCCGTAGAGGAAGTGGAAGGAGAACAATCGAGATTCCTTATAGACTATCTTAATACTTATCTTCCAAGTTATCGTACAAACGAAAATAATGGTGGACTTCTTCCTATGCTTGCCAAATCTTATACAGGCAAAGTATGGGATAAAGTTCCTGTTATGCTTGGACAATATAAGATTAACGGTCTTAGATGTTTTATTAGTGCTGAATATAACAATGGAGATATGTTTAAGCCTGTAAGACTTAGATTCCAATCTCGTGAGGGTATTTATTGGAATACTCTTAGCAATCTTGAAGAATATCTTCTTTATTGGCTTGATAAGAGACTTATTCAATATATGCTTGATGAGAATTGGGTATTAGATGGTGAGGTTTATCTTCCGGGTTATACTGTAAATCAGATTAATCATTTTGTTAAAGACGCTAATTGTGTTGAGAATAAAGCTCTTCAATTTTGGTGTTATGATGTTGCAGTTCAAGATATGAGACAAGAACTTAGGTATCATCTTCTTGAAGGACTTTTGCCTACTAAGATAACAAGATTTCCTACTCTTGATGCTCATCTTAATAATAAGGAACGTATTATAGTTCTTCCTATTCATAGTATTACCAATGATGTTGAAGCTAAAAAAGCAAGAGATTTCTATATTGGTCTTGGATTTGAAGGACTTATTCTCCGTAATCCTGATGCTGACTATCAATATGGTCGTCGTCGTGTTGGTTATATGGAGAAGTTTAAATCTGCTACTGATGGTAAGTTTGTTATAGTCGATATTTATAAAGAACCTAAGAGAGACTTACCTATTATTCTTTGTCAGAATGATGTAAATCATGCTAAATTTGAAACAAGACTTAGTGCTACCCATGAATATCAACAAATGATACTTAGAGATAAGCATCTTTATATTGGTAAACGTCTCTTTGTTGAATTTGGAGAACGTAGTGGAGTTGAAAAAGTTCCTTTTCATATTAAACAAACTAAGATATTGTTAGATGAATAGTAATGTTAGACTTTTCTATAATGTTATTAATACTACAATAGATAAAGAGCGTGCTTGGTATTCTGTTAAAGATAATCTTATTTATATAAGAGATAAAGAACTTCTTAAAAGTAAATATTATCTTGAAGCTGATACTTGTACTTCTGATGCTGGTCGTCAGTTGTATATTATATTCAGTGAAGAGAAGATTGATAAAGCGTGTCGTCCTTGTCGTGTAGATAATTTTGGTAGATTGAAGATTCGTCCTGTTTCTCATAGAGAATATTTTCGTACTCTTTATGAGAATGATAGTAATATTCAATTTAATATTGTTGAATACAATGAACAGTATATTGCTTGTAGAATTTGATATATAGTTGTTGTTAGTGTTTGAGGTGCGGGAGTTGCTGCGAATATTGTTCGTGGTAGCTCCCGCTTTTGTTTGTCGGCTGATGTAAAACTGTGCTGCGATGTGCCCGTAGATGCCACTCTTTTGCCCGTCATGGCATTTTCCCCTATTGGCTGATGTCTTGTTAAGATTCAGATTTGCAGGTTGTGGTGAGCTTTAAACTGGCTTGACCTTAACAAAGGTTAAATATAATAATTTTATAAAGTGGTCTGTATTATTTGTATATATTTGAAGTGATAAAAATATGAATAAAGATATGATTGGAAATATTAGACCTATTATTGGGGTTAATGGTGAAGCTCAATCTGGTAAAGATACAGTTGCGAATATGATTTCATATATTATTCGCAATAACCGATTTAGAGCTGATTATAGAACTTGGAGTATCAAGTGGGATAAGCCGGGTATGAATAAAGTTGATTCTTCTATTACTCATTTTGGAGATTTTCCCAAAGATATTTGTTCTAAAGTATTCAATATTCCAAGAGATTTCTTTGACGATATTGAGTATAAAGAACGTAAGTATTATCTTATGGATTTAGGAGTCTTCGTTGATATAAATCGTATAGGGGAAGATTATATTATTGCTAATCATAGTATCCTTGCTACTTCTCCTCTTGCTGCTTTACTTATGACTTATGATAATAAAGTTGCTATTACTCTTAGAACTATGATGCAATATGTTGGAACAGAAATTGGTAGAAATCGTATTAGCGAGAATTGCTGGGTTACAGCTACTATTAATACTGCTATTGATGCTCGTAGTAAACATGGATATTGTGTTATTCCTGATGTTCGTTTTGCTAATGAAAGTGATGTTATCCGTAGACAAAATAATGGATATGTTATTAAAATTGTAAGAGATACTGTTAAAGATAATAAGTCTCGTAATCCTAATCATGCAAGTGAAGTATTTACTGATGTTGAATATGATTTTCTTATTGAGAATAACGGGAATAAGTTCCAGTTGTTTCATAAGGTATTGAACTTAGTGAACGATAAGATATTTTCAACTTCCCTACGGGGGAACAACAAAGATTAATTATGAAAATTGTTAGACCTAAAGTCGAGCTTTGGACTCCTGAAGATATTGTTAGTCATGTTGCTCGATGTGCAAGAGTTTGTTATGCTCTTAAAACTGGAAGAGATGATGGACAACTTCATGAGGATTTGATAAAGTCTAATCATCTTAGTATGTTAAGGCATGATTCTCATTATTATATTATGAGTAAATTTACATCTGCTTGTAAATATATTGTTGAGAATTTTACAGAATGTCCTTATATAGAATTTGAATCTTATAAAGATAAATTTTATGTTGCTACTAATGGACAATTTCTTATAGACCATCCAAATACTGCTACTATTCTATATGAATATGAAGTTAGTAGAGAATATTTTGCTGCTACTGAAACAGGAATTAAACTTATGAGATATACTTTTAATGTTATTACACAAGTTAGTACATCTCGTGAATTGAATCGTGTTAGTCCTAATAATATTGCTGAACAGTCTACTCGTTATTGCAATTATTCTCGTGGTAGATTTGAAGGTGAATGTGCTATTTGTCAGCCGCATTGGTTTGACTTTATGCAAGAAGAAGTTGCTTATTATAAGTTTGAAGATGGTAAATGTCATTATATCAAAATTGATGATGGCGAATGGCATCCTTATGATAATACTGCTGTTGTACTTCGTAAGTATAAACAGCCTATGCTTCAACGTTATCTTCTTGATAATGATTCTTCTTGTAGAGCATATCTTGCTCAAATTGCAGATGGAATGGAACCTCAAGACGCAAGAGGAGAATTACCTCTTGATTTAGCTACTGAAGTTGTTTATACTTATAGTGTTAAAGAATGGCGTCATATTCTTGATTTAAGATATTATGGTAAGACTGGCAAACCTCATCCTAATGCTAAGATTATTGCCGGTATGATTAAAGATGAACTTGATGAACTTGGTTACGATTTTGAATAAGATATGAAAGTAAATCAAAATACTCGTTGTGCGTTTGGTCTTCATAAGTGTGAAGTTATCAAACAAGAAGATATTAAAGATGTCTATGGTCATGTAATTGGTATAGCGATTATTAGTCGCTGTACCAATTGTGGTAAGATTAAGACAGCTTATGTATATACAGTTAATGGTAGACCTTAAAGATATGATAGGATTTAGTAACCCAAAAGTAAAAGCGGAAGAAGCTCCAAAAGCTGAACCTGTTAAAGTAGAAGAAGCTCCAAGAAAGCAAAGTCTATTTTCTATTAGTGCTGAACTTGAAGATATTTTCTTTGAGATTGAAGAAGCTGGTGGTGAAGTTACAGAAGAGATTCTTGCTAAACTTGCTATTACAGAAGAAAACCTAAAGCAAAAGCTTGATGGTTATCGTAAATATTATACTTCTCTTAGTCTTGATGCCGAAGCTTGTAAGAAAGAGGAAACTCGAATTGCTATGATTCGTAAGACTAAAGAGAATCAAGCTAAACGTCTTAAAGATAGTATGTATGAAGCGGTTGCGGCTTATGGAGAAACTGGAAAAAATGGTAACAAAGTTGTTAATCTTGTTGATAGTAAACTTTATACTAAAAAGTCTGAAGTTCTACTCATGGATGAAGAACTGTTACTCACGTTCAAAGATATGGTATTTGACCAATTTAGAGAACTGTATAATAATGATATGCTTGATACTGATAATCCTAATGTTGATTCTCTTGACCCGCAAGGATTTATTGATGTTATTAATGCTAAGTTTAAAGCTGAACGCCCTGAACGTGCTGAACGCATGATGGAAGAACATGGTCAACTATTTACTACTGATGACCTTATGAATCTTAATGTTAAGTTTGAGACTTCAATAGGTACTTATAGTCTACTTAGTAAGGCTCATTTCTCTCTTGTTAATGCGTTCTTTAATGAAGAACATATTTCTAATGTTGTTCCGGATATTAATAAGACTACACTTAAGAATATTCTTAAGACTGGTGGTGTTAGTAATTTTGCTGAACTTGGTTATAGTGAAAGTCTGATAATTAAATAGATTGTTATGTGTAAAGACAAACCTAAAGTTAGAACAGGTAGTCAAGAAGTCGAGAAGACTCTTGACGAACTGTTTAAATATCTCATTAATGTCTTAGGATATGATAGAGAACGTGCCAAGAGAGTTATTAAAGAAGAAGTTGAAAATCTTTTAAATAGTAATTAAGCTATGGCATATTATAATGCAAAAGGAGAACCGTGGCGATATAAAGGTGCAGTTGATGTTAGCGATTGTACTACGTCTGCGGAAGTAATCGAGCAAGCTGGTCTCGATTGGTATGTTGATAAGTGCGAACTTTATGCTAAAATGCAAGTTAATATTGAAAATGATTATGACCTTGATAAAGTTATCCAAGAAACAAAAGATAAAGATGCTCATCTTCATGGAAAAGACATTTTCCGGAATTGTCCTAATGCTTTTGCTACCTATCGTACTAATTATAATATTCCTCTTGGAGTTGTTAAGGGAAAATATACCCCTGTTCAGAACAAGGAAGCATTTACCTTTTTTGATGACGCTATAGGTAGCGGTAAAGCTATTTGGCAAACTGCTGGTAGTTTTGGAAGTGGAGAACGTATTTTCGTTAGTGCTAAGTTACCTAATAATATATTGGTCAAAGGAGACCCTGTTGATAATTATCTTGTATTTACTAATACACATGATGGTAGTAGTGGAGTTAAAATCTTATTTACTCCTATTCGAGTAATCTGTCGTAATACTCTTACGGCTGCTATTCGTACTTCTACTAATTATGTGAGTTTCCGGCATACTGCAAGTGTTCATTCTAATATACAACTTGCTCATGAAATACTTGGTATTTGTGATGTTAGACGTAAAGAGATTGAACAAGTATATAATATGCTTGCCGAAATTAAAGTTACTGATGAAGATGTAATGGAGTTTATTGGTAAGAATGTTCTTAGTCCTAATGAAGAAGAAGTTCTATTTGAGACAGGACATAGTTACAAAGAACTTTGTTATCGTAATAATGCTGCTTATGAAGATTCAGGTATTTCTATGCGTAAACTTAATGTTCTATCTGCTACTTGGGATTATTATAATCGTGGCGTTGGGCAGAAAGAAATTATGGGTACAGCGTGGGGTGCTGTTAATGCTATTACTGGTTATTATTCTAATGTTGATAATGCTAAAGACGAAAAGAGATTTGATAGTCTTGTATTTGGAGACAAATCACGTAAAATTCAAACAGCTTTCGCTATGGCGGAAGAATTTAATTAAGAAAGAAGAATAACAATGGGAAATTTAGCTAAAGCTATTGCAAATGCTATTGTAGCATATAAAGGAGGAAGCTATACTGTTGATACATTAGCTGAACTTATAGACAAAGACATTAATAATGTTACAGTCAAAGTATGGCGTGAAGATAAACGTATTCCTTTGCCTGTATATGGTAAAGAAGGAGATGCTTGTTGTGACGTTTATGCAACATCTATTGAGTATGATGAAGCAAAAGACCGTTGGATAGTTCATACCGGACTTCACTTTGCTCTTCCTGACGAATACGAAATGGAACTTCGTCCACGTAGTAGCAATACTAAAACTGAACTTTATGTTCCTAATGCACCTGGAACTCTTGATTGGGGTTATCGTGGAGAACTTCTTATCATCTTTAAAGGACGTACAAATGTTCATTTATTCCGTGCTGTTGAAGAACTTAAAGATTGTGTTCGTGGTATTCCCGGTGTTGGTAAGAATCGTTTCCTTGCCGCTTGTAGTAATGAACTTGATAAAGCTGGATTTATATTCCCATATCGTCCTATTAGTGATGATTATGAGGGAGACCGTATTTGTCAACTTCTTGTTCGTCGTAGAGAAAAGATTCAATGGGAAGAAGTTGAAACTATTGAAGAACTTGGAAGTACTGAACGTGGCGAAAAAGGATTTGGTTCTACTGGTGGTGATGGTGAAGCTAAAATCGAAGAAGCTCCTGAACCTGAATCAGAATCTGAAAAGGTTAAAGAAGTTGATGAAGAACCAGCTAAAGTATCTGGAACTACACAAAATCGTTTTGCAAAATAATGCTTGGAGATAAACCTCTTATTGACCATACTTATATTCATACTCAAACTAAGAATGAATATAAAGTAGTTGAACTTGGTAAAATCAAATGTCCCGAAAGTGGTTATTGGTACGATGCAGTATTCTATGTTCGTGCTGATAATTCACCGGGATTTTATGGAAGAACTGTTCAAAGTTTTATGTCTAATTTTGAAGATATTGAAAATATAGTTGAAACATGATTAGAATTATATGTTATACAAAGAAAAATTGCGAGCCATGTAAAATCATGATGCGCATTGTTTCTAATGCTGTTGTTGATGCAAATACTGATATTAGTTATAGTATTAGACATAATGATAGTTTTACTGTTGAAGAACTAACCAAACTTAAGGTTAGAATGTATCCTACTACCGTTATTGAAAAAGATGGTAAAGAAATTGCAAGACTTGAAGGAACTTTTCCTCAAGCTTATGTTTCTGATGTAATTAACAAAATTGAAAAGTAATTATCATGGATTTTAAACAATGTAAAGTCCTTGCTGATATTAAGTATTGTGAAGCAACTAATGTTGAGTATGAACAATACTATAAAGATAATTATGATAATAATTTTGAACTTACAGAACCTGATACAGAATATGACGGTTATATTGTTATTCTTTATGATGGACAACCTGAATGGTTTAGTAAAGAACTTTTTAAACAAGAAATTGAACCAAATTTAAGAACAGAATGAAAGCAATTGGAATTAAAATGGTTGACCTGCAACCAATGACAGCTCGTGAAGCTAATGATAAAGGTCATAAAATTGGAGAACATTCTTTTGAAACTGAAGGGTATGAAGTAACTTATCCGGATGGATATAAATCTTGGAGTCCGAAAGAAGTAGCTGATGCTGCTTATTTTCCTATTAAAGACGAAAACGGTCAAATGATTAAACCGGAAGATATTGAGAACTTTATTGAGATTGAAAATGTAAGCAAACTTGGTACTAAAACTACTGTTGTAAGTATTTATACTATTACAGGTTTTGATTCTCACGGTCTTAGTTCTTGTGTTGACCCTTCTCGTTATGATATTAACATAGGCAAGAAATTCGCTAAAGAAAAGGCTGTTGATGCTATTTGGGCTGGACTTGGTTTTGTACTTCAATGGGCTAAATTTGGTTTGAAACAAAAACCAGTTACTTCTAAATATCCTGCTCATATTGAACGTGTGATTGCAGAACATGATGAACTTAGAGAACGTTCTGTTAAACTTGCTAACTTTATTAGTGGCAATGAAATATTTAAAACTCTATCGGAAGATGAGCAAAATGATATGAAAGACCAATTAATGTATATGCAAAAGTATATTGATTGTCTTCATTCTCGGCTTATTAGAAGTGGAGTTGATGCAAGCGATATTTAATATATCGTAAAGCGAGAACACGCTAATGTTCATAGTTAAGTTATACATATTGAGTCTACTGTTCGTGAGAATGGTAGACTTACTTGTTTTATTCTGATTCTCCTACGGGCGGCAGAGCTGTTCCCCCGTAGAGGATGTGTACATAATATTAATCCTCTAAATGCTAACAATATGAAACTTAATGATACTGATGCTCAAAAAGCTATTAGGAAAACTCCTAATAAAGCTTATCACAAAAATGATGAACCTGAAAGTGATGGTTGTTTTAAACAAGCGATTATAGCTATTATTGTTATTGTCTTTTGTGTACTTGTTTGTCGTGAGTGCCGTAAAGGTGCTACTGACCCAAATTATAGTCAATATGAATATTCATTTTTAGATTAAAATATAGATATGGAAATTGTACCAAATTTACAAAGAGATAAAATGTCTAAGGAACAGATAGAGTACTTACAGAAGCAAGAACAGCAATATAAGTATATCGGAAGTCTGAAGAATATACCCGGTCTTACTTTGTTTTCTTTTAATAGAGTTACTAAAGTAGTTAAGGTTGCTGATATTACTAAACAAATATCGGTTAATCTTAAAGGTAAGCCAGTAGAGACAAAGAAACTTGTTCAAGAGAAAGATTGTTTCTATGATTTTGCTCTTAATACTAAGAACTTTATTAAACATCTTATCCGTTATGGTCTTATTGAAAAGAAAGAAGACGTTATTGTGGCTAAAAAGACTAATATGTAAAATACATGGTCATGATAGAGTTTTCGTAAATGAACAAAGAACTCGAATTAAAGGTAAGAGTAGACACCGTTATGGAAATCTTGTTATGAGTCTTAATAGAAAAGGTGGTAAAGGTGGAAATGTAAGAGTTGTTGATGGTGGTTATTATGTTTGTGCTCGTTGTGGAAAGAAATTGACAAATTGGGAGCGATTTTAAGCCCTGCTGTGAGACTTTATGCTTAAAGTGATATAGTTGTTCAAGACGACAAAGAAAACGGCAAGGCGAGCCGGAAAACCGCCAAAAAGCAATAGTTTAGTAATAGAAAAGCCCGTAGGCTGATAGGATAGTAATATCTTACCAGTACTACGGGCTTCTTTTTTATCCGCACTTAGACCTGTATCTTATTTCCCATTAACAACCCATTCAGCAATAGATTGAGTAGGAATAATACCAAGCATATTTTCAGTCAGTTTATAATACTTATTATTTTGGTCTAATTGCATTATACGATTAACTCCACGATAAATAGGAATTTGTCTCTTAATATAAACGGAAAGTTTATTCTCACCTTTATATAGACCGGTAGTATAATTAGGATTGAACTCATCTCCCTCAATAAAATACTTAGCAATAAAACCAAATGCAGACTGTACATCTTTGAATGATTGACCTAAAGCAACAGGACTTGACCAAAGTTTATCAAATTCAGATACAGCACCAATGTTATACATAATAGTTTCAGAAGATAAACGGTCAGCTTGATAAAGAGCAAGATTAGCTATAATCTTAGAAGTTTCATCATCATCGTCAGCAGCAATTAATGCACAGCTTGCAGCAATACCACCGAGTAGACCATACGCAATACCAGTAAGTTCTCCTAAAGCTCTACGAACATTAGCTCGTTCAGCATTTGACATTGTAGCATAATTAAATTTGTAGTTTAAGAAAGTATCAATAAATGCTCTACAAACTTGTTGTACACCAGCAATGAAAATATTAGTTCCATCATCGTTAGCTTTAGCTTTAGCTCTATCGCCAATACCTTTAAATTCGGTAGTAGCAAAATCCCAAAGACTAACATAGAAACCACGTTCAATACTTTCACGACTTTCGTTATAATAACCATTATTACGGAAGTGTTTAAGAGCACCAGTATAAATATGTTTATGATACTGCATAAGCAAACTACCAAATACCCAAGAAGATTCTATACGTGCACCACCAAGACGGTCATATACACCATGAATCTTTTTATTGACTGATACAACTTTACCTTTGAAAGCAGCAAGTTTACCTAAATCTACAAGACTATCATCTTTAAGTTTAGCATAACCATCTTTCAATTCAAATTGGTCAATAAGTTTTGGAAGAGTATCAAACTCTTTCTTAGCTTCTTTTGTAAGTTCATTTCTTACTTCTGCATATCTTAGCCCATAAGTCTTATCACTAAGACTACGTAGAAACTCTGTATTGACATCTTTCTTAAACCAAAGATAATCTTTAAGTCTATTCTTATCTTCTTTAACACGATTGATAAATTTAGCATAAAGTTCTTCAAGTTCAGTATTACCTTCAATAACTTTACGAAGCGCAACATCTTCAAGCATACGATTATAATTATGGAAGTCTCCTATAACAATCTCTCCTTTCTGATTCTTATAGACTCTATTACTAATCATCATAGCAATCATAGCAGTGTTTTGCATGAAATGCTCACCAGCACTTTGAGGACTATAAGCAAAGTTACGCATCTTATTAATTATCTCAATAGCATCAACAGTACGTGCTGTTTCACGAATACCATTATAATCAACAACACCCATCAGTTTAATAATAGCATCAGTAAGATTATTACTTGTATCACTTCCCATATTAGTAAGGAAAGCAGGCATAGCTTTAACATAATAACCAAACTTAGCATTTTCCCAATCAGCATGATTGAAGTATTCGCCAGCATAACGTTCCATAAATATATTAGTAGCACCAGTAAGAACGTTACCAATACCACCGGTAATATTGAACATCATATACTTAGCACTTGCTATGTTCTGTCCAACAGCAGCAAATTTATCCCATGTATTTTTACCTTTATACTCATCAAAAAGGAAACGTTTAGACCATGTTTCGATAAGGTCAATAGTCCTTTGAGGAACTTGTGTCTTATAGACTTTTCTATCTTCAGTAGAAGTTCTTCTATCTACTGCAAGATTATTAAAACCTGTAAGACGATAAGCTTGCGCTTGAGTTCTCATATATTCAAGAAGATAATAAAGGTCAAGTTTAGTCTGCGTTTTAGCATTAGCTTGAATAGCACCTTTAATGAACTCCTCAAATACAGATTCATAATCCTTATCCATAAGTTGAACATCTATCTTCTTGTTATGTTCAATAGCTTCTTCGTTACGCTTTTTAATATCTTCTACACGAGCTTTGTAATCTTCATCAGATTCAGTTAGACCTTGTTCTGGTATCTCTTCCAGCTTACGATAAGACTTATCTTTCAGTTGAGCAAGAAGTGGTATATTAGTTTCACGGTCATATTCATAACCAATATTATCACTAATATGTCTATCAGGGTCAAGACTTTGTCCAAATCCAATAGCATTAAATGCAGCTTTAACAGTATTACCAAAGTTAGCTTCTACTCTTCTTCTACGGGGGAAAAGCCCTTTGGAAACAAACGACATAGCAGTATTATTATCTTTAGTTAAATCATAAAGCATATTCTGCATTAAACCACGAATATTACGTTCATATTCATTAGCGGTATCGGCTTTACGATATTTATCACTACCATTATAATTAGCAGTATATCTATTATAATTAGGATTAACTGTATTTGGAAGCGGTTTACTACGAGTATTGTTATAAGACGGAGCATAGTTTCTTGCGTTACCACTTTCATCTTTAACTTGAATCGTAGTCCAAATACGAATTGGTTCCATTTTACCAGTAAGAGGATTAAGTATATGATTAGCATCTTCAAACTCTTTAAGTTTACCAGCTTTTATAGCATCTTCACGAGCTTGCCAATAATAACTTGTAGGAACAAATTCAACATTCTCATTTAAAAACTTAAGAGCTTTAGAACGTTTCTCATCAACATAATCCTTATTAATAACATTACCATTATCATCAAGTTTAGGAGTAACATAACCGAATATATCACTATTAGGTTCATTAGTATATCCTATAAAGATTCCATTCTCATCATAATTTTTAGCATTAGCTATTGTTCTCCATGCAGCAAAGAACTCTTTACCTTTCTGTTTAGCAGCATCTTCATCAATAGCATAAGTAACTTTATCAGTATGGAACTCAACTTCTTCTTTCAAGAACTTCTTAACTTTCTCGTCTTTACGATGTAGACGTTTAGTTTCATCAAGTCTATCATAAAGTCCGCTAAGTTCACGTATTTGGTCTATTGTTAAATCAGATAGTTTAATCTTACCTGTATTAGGATTAAGAGCATCTTTAAGAATATCATTAATCTCTTTTACAATAGCATTACGCGTCTGACTAACTACTGGACTTGGAGTTGTAGCACTACTAAATCCAGCATAGAACTTCTTACTATATATTTCAGTAATAGGAGCTTTATTACGAAGAAGTTTAACTTCTGCCGAAGTACCATCATTGGCACGATTAGCAATTTGAGCTTCTTGTTCTTTCTTGATAGCTTCAACTTGCTTTTCAGTAAATTGACGACCATCAATAACTCCATAATTATCATAAGCTCCATCTGTATGTTGAATTATACTTCTGAATTGAGGATTCTTTTCTTCTTTACCATCATTGAAAACAGCAAAAGCGTCATTAATAGCCGCTTGAAGTTTCTCATCAATTCTATAATAAGTATTTTCATTCAACCATTCAACAGCACTTGCATATTCATCTATTTGAAGAAGAGCAGCTTCATTTTCAATCTGACGACCAGCACTATCAAAATGTTTATACTTATTAATAATGCCAAGATAATGTTTCAAATCTTCTGCAAATCCCTCACGAGTTTCACGTTCAAAGAAAGCTTTTTTAATCTTAGCAACTTCATCAATATAAGCTTTTAAACTAATAGCTCTATTATAATCATTTTGAGGTTTCCATTCACCAGTATTAAAATCAATATGATTCTGCATCTCTCTAATTTCAGAACCAAGACGTTTAATATTAGCATTATCTTCTTCTGTACGATTACCTTTGAATATTCTCAATAAACGATTACGTTCATCATTCAGTCTAAGATACTTGATATAATAATCAATATTATAATCAGTTAGCATCTTAGCTTCATTCTCAACTTTACGTCTATAATATTCAGGTACATAACGTTGTTCAGCATTATCAAGATACCATTGCTCTTTTTCATGTCTTGCTCTTAGATATTCACGGCTATATTCACCATATTTATCTTTAGCTTCTGCAACTTTCTTATTAATCTCACGTTTATCATTAATAAAATCGTCAGTATAATTGCTAACAAATCTACCAGTTACTGGGTCAACAATATGATTCCAATCAATAGACTTACCAGCTTTAGCAGCATCGGCTTTAATAGTAGCAAGTTGTTTCTTGTAATTTCTTACATATTCGTCTCCTTCAAACATAAGTTTATCAATCTTAGTCTTAGCTTGACGGAGAATGATTTGAACAATAGGATAACTAAGTTCTTGAGCATCTTGGAATAACCAATCAAGAACACTCGCATCTTTAAGTATATAATTAGTTATATCAGAAAGTCCTTTATCAAAGTTAGGATTAGTACTAAGAGGTTTAAATATCTTTTCAGCAACAACTTCAAATCCCTCTTTAAGTATAGGATTATTCTTAATATTATTAATAGTTTCCTGAATACCTTTTATATTACGTCTGGTAGTATCATCTACATTGTCAGTCGCAATTTGATTAATAAGAGGAAACGAATTACCAAATGTACTTGCTTGTAAAACAAGACTAATATAATCATTACGTAGTTGCTCATTAGCTTGTATCATCTCAATAGTATAAGGACTAACAATACTATGACTATTACCCTCATTGTCTTTAATAAAGTCATTAAGACGACGTTCAATTTCATGAGCTTTAGTAATATAATATTCAGAAGCACGCTTAATAGTATCTTGTTTACGTTCTTCTATACTTACTATCTTAGATTCATCTACTCCATATTTAAGAATATCTTCATATGCAATAGAAGCATTTTCATCCGAACTAACACGAGCACGAGTTTTAATATCAAGTAAGAATTGTTGAGCAAGATTGCCAAGCTTAGATATATTAGTAGATTCAATATCCATATCAATAGAACTTGCGTGTTCTACATCTTCTGCATTCTTTTCTACTTCAATCGTTTCAGCTTCTTTATACGGAGTAATAAGATAAATACTATCAGTAGATTTAACTCCATTACGCTTAGCAAGTTCTAATCCTTCAAGTTGAGCATCATCTGATATTTTCTTGTTCAGTTTAACTGAACGACGACTTATCAGATAATCTCTTTCAACACCATTATTATCTACAATAGTTTGTCTTGATTGAATATTCAGTGTACCAAATGCTTGTTTAAGTGTTTGACTACCATTCCAAGCCCAGTAAACTTTAGTATTAGGATTAGCAAATTTATCATTAATTCTACGAATAAGATTACGTACAGCAGCATCTTCTGATGATATGGTAGCAATGAAATTCTTATCAGTAGGAACTATTACTTCTTTATCAACAGTAGGTTTCTTATATTTATAAGGTTCTATACCTTCTTTAGTAAATAGTTCATTCTTTTCTTCTGCAAGACGAGAGAACGGCATAAGCTTATCACGACTCTGTTGAATAATAGCTTCATAATATCTTGCAGCAGGATACTTATTATTAAGAGGATTAGAACTAAATTCACCATGTTCATTAGCTTCAAGTTGATTCAATGGAATAAGGTATATCTCTCTGTTATTACCCTCTCCATAAATAGCAACTTTATATAAAGTAGAAACTTTATTTCTAACTATATTAATATAATTAGTAGCTAATACAGTTTTAGTCTTTCCAAGTTTATCAGTAATATCTCTAACAATTCTAATCTCTTTAGCAAGTTCTGTATCTTTCGCAGTACCAAGATTGAAATAATACATCTTTTGACTGTTAGGGAGATACGTAAGATTAGACTTACCTTTATTGAATCTTACTCTATAAGTAGGAATCTGTGGTATATTAGAATGACTACGAATATAATCTTCGTAGATATTGTTAGCAGCAAGTTCTTTATCAGATATAGCACTAACGCCAAATCTAATACTATCAATAATTCCAGTACCACCGTCTTCGCGAGAAGTATAAAGAGCACTATTTTTAATGACTTTACTAACATTGCCACGACGGAATTGATAACCCTCAACAACAAAAGCATATTTAATAATATCAATAGCAGTTAATCTAATAATAGGATTAGTATTATTAAAAGCTGCATCAAACATCTTATATACACTTTCCATATCTTGCTGTTGGTCGTCAAAACGAATCACTTGACTACTAATACCACGAGTTCTAAACTCATAACCATTAAATAGATTAACATTAAGACTATTAAAAATAGTACGTTGACTTCCGCTTAAATGACGTTGTACAAAATGTACTTTTTGAGCAGGAGTAAGTTTAGAGAAAGCATTAATTTCTTCTTGTGTAGGATTAGCAACATTAGCTATGTTAATATCATAGTTAATGTCGTATCCAAATCCATAGATTCTTCTCTCTTCATCCTCTACGGGGGAACGTCCCTCTGATTCTACTTTACTTGCTGTTAATATATCTACTGCAATATTGCCATTTCTTTCAAGTTCAATAGGCTGTGATATAATAGCAGAATTATTCTTATACATATGTTCGAGAACATACTTCTTAAAATCATTATAAAGTTTCTCATTAACAGTTCCACCGAGATAATTCTGAATACTCTTAATAGCATTAGTGAAAGCATAAGATTCAGTTTCAAATAAACCTTGATTAATAAGGATACTTGGAACTGTACTATATCTTAAGAATCCATCAAGTATTGGATAAGCACTATCTTCATTGTTAGACGACAAGTAAATACTTGGCATAAAAGCTCCTTCTTCGGTAGCAGCAGTGATACCCGGATAAATAGCTTCAAGCAAAGGTTTATCTTTTACTTTAAGACGAGCAGCATCATCGCTACTAAGTATTGCACTTATATCATCAATAACTTTACGTGTACTAAATATAGTTTGTTTAGCTCCAAACTTATCAGGATTAAGTACTTTAACATGATTAGCTATAATACGACTATAATCATTAATATAATTAAAGTTAAGTATAGCAGCTAAATCTATCAACAAAGTAGGTTCATCATAAAGACCAGAATTTTGTGCTGCAAATCGTTCTTCAATAGTTGGAACATCTATTGTAAATACATCAGCATTATCTCTGTTATCAAAGCTAATAATACTATTAGGATACATCTTAGCAAACTCTTCTCCATATTGTTGTTGAAGAGCGGTCATAACTTCTGTGATATTGTTACTATCAGTAACTACTTCATTACGTACTTTAACTCCTAAATCATGAGCAACACGTTTAATTGCTGTATGAATAGGATTATAATTACCACGAACAAATACAGATTGAGATTCATAATAAGCCTCAACTATTCTACTAACACCTGGCTGACGAAGCCAAGCCATAGCTGTATAAGCATCACAACCAATATCAAATAGAGTTTTAAATGCAGCAAACGTATATTCATTCTCATTCTTAATAGCTCCTTCTTTGATAGCATCAAGAATATGAGCGGTAGTATGAGAACTTGCAACTGTAATGTAGTCACCTACTACGTTCTTATTGTTTTTACTATTTCCTATTCGGTTATGATAGACTATGCCATCTTTGACAGGAAATGCCTGAGCAGCAATATCAAGATTAACTCTATTACCATATCTTACTCTAATAGGAACACTAAGTTCAGCTTTAGCAACATTGAATACAGAGTTACCTGTATCGCGAGCAACACTAAATGCTTTCAATGTAGCACCTCCCATAGCATTTCTATGGAATTGAATCTGGTCAAAAAGATTATAAACGTTTCTTTGTTTAGCACCAACAGCATCAAGTTTATCAAGAGCTTTATTTGCAGCAGTAATATCATCAAAGTTACTACGAGCAAGATTCTCTTCGAGACTTGATTTATCATTCATGATAGCAATCATACTATCAACGATACGATTGTTTCGAGCGCGACGGTTATTTTGGTCTTCAATAGGAAGCTGTTTAAATTCCTCATAAGTAGGTAATCCAAAAGCAACAGCACGTTCATTAATAATATCTCTGAATTTATCTCTTGATAATTCTTTAATATCATCTATTGTAAGACTATTAGCATTATCATTAATACGTCTGAACATATCTCTTTGTTCAGCAATAACGTCAGCTATTCTACTATACTTATCGTAGAACTGTGTAAACGCTTGATTATCTCCATATAGTCTACTATAAGTAGGCATAATAGAAAGAAGTCCATTAACTCTATCAGCAAACTTCAATTCTTTATTACGGAGAAAACTATCAACAATAGGTTTAAATTCATTAGGTAATTCATGATAAGTATCACCCTCATCAAGAAGTTCTTTTACTCTCTTTTCAAGATAATCTTCTAAATCTTTATTACTCTTACGAATAACTTCAAAATATTTATCTTTAATAGATTGTTTAGTATCTCTATCTACTTGAAGCATATCTCGTGTTATACGTTCTTTATCAGAATTTCTAAGAACATGAGATACATATCTTCCATAAGTAGCAGCTTCAGCAGTACTATCGCTAAATTCTACTTTATGAATACGACCATCTTTACCAAGATAAGTCTCATAGGCAATACCATAAATAGAGTCAACGTCAAAGTCAGAACCAGTCTGTGTTACCCATTCATCTGGAACTACAATAGTACTTCCCATCCATTCAGGTAGAAAACCTACAACTTTCATAACAGCCATAGACTGTTTACCCTCTGTTGGAATACGATAACCAATACATTTAAGAACTTCTTCATCAATATCTTCAATACGAATCTCTTTAACAAGATTACCATTTTCATCATATTGATTGAACATAGCTTTTGCCCATTTAGGAAGAAGTATTTCTACTTCTGAGCCATCTTTATGATAGCCAAGTTCAACACGTTCACCAGTATCAGTTTCAATAGTTTCACCAGCTTTAAGTTGTTTACTCTTTTTAATAAGTCCATCAAGACCAACACTTGTTACTTGAGCAGCGTGCCATCCAGGAAGTTTTTGTCTTGTAATAAACTTATTAAATTGACTTTGAGCAATACTCTCAATTTTACTTGAGACAATATTCATATAATTAGGCATGACTGGACCAGCGTCACCATTCTTAACAGAAAGATAATCAATAGTATTACTATCAAGTCCAAGACGAGCAGCTTCTACCATTGCTAATTTATAAATACGAGTATAGTCAACTTTACCGTTATTATCTCCTATAATACGATAGTTTTTATCAAACTTAATACCATACTTATCCATAAGAGCATTAAAGTCCTCACGGATATTAGCAACATAAGCTTTAATAAAATTATTCTTATGGCTACTAACAGCAGCTTGGCTATTATCAAGTATCTTTTTCATTACTTGAATACCAGCTTTATTCTGTGCATCAGTAATATGTTGAGGAACATCTTGTTGCTTATAAAGATACATATAACTAAACGGTTGTTTAACCCTTATAGCTTTCTCTTTAAATACAGCAAGATTTTCAGGAGTTACAACTCCTTCATTATCCCAATAAGTAAGCACGTCATAATTAGCAGCTTTACTTGTTTCTTGAGTATTAACTTGGTCAATATCATTTTCTATCATGAAATTGGCAAGTTCTCCTAAACTTGTTCCCTCAAGGAACTTAGGTACAAGAACAAACTCTGCATTCTTAATTTGACGAGGAAGATGTCTACCAAAACGATTATTATAATAATGGTCGTAATAGAAGTTCTTCATTACTTGTATGAACGCTTGTAAATCATTAGGATTAATCTGATTAACATCAGTAGTAGTATCAGTAAGTTGCTTAATAAGTTTAGCATACTTAGGATATTCCCCTAATATCTTAAGACGACGAGCAGCTTCATATATAGTAATATAAGATTGAGCATCGTTAACAGTTGTAGTCGTAGCACTTGTTTCACCCTCATTTTCAGCAGGAACATAACCAAAACCTTCAGCAATCTCTCTTGCTTTAGCTTTATCAGTTCCAGATTCAATAAGTTTATTATAAAGCATATTACGATTAGTACTTGGACGAATACTATTCTTAATAGTAACAGCATTCCAACCAGTTCTAAGAGTTACAGCTTTACCATTAGGGAATTTAAGAGCTTCATCTCCAACAAAAAGATAACTACCAGCTATTTCATTAACCGATTGAGTAAACGGACTATCGTTCTCTTGTGCAACTTTATAATTAGCTATTGAATAACTTGTACCACCAGCTTGACTTTCCTTAGCACGTTTAAGGAATGTTTGAGGGTCTTTATAATACTTACTATTTCCTTCAAACAAATCGTCAAAGTTAGCAAAATGAAGATAAGCATTAAGACCATATTCTGTAATTTCATAATCAGCAATACCCTCAAGGAAAGAACCAAACTTATTATGAGTTTCTCTAACAAAGTATTGTTGATAAGCATCAATCCATTTAGTAACAATGTTGTCAAGTTGGGCTTCAACATTAGCATCAAAAGTTATAGATGCAGACGCATTTGCAGATTCAGAATATCCTGTTAATTGTATGCCCCCCGTAGAGGATGTGGAGGCAACAAGTTCATCCATAGCTTGCTCAACATTATAACCAACAGTACTATCAAGTTTAGTAAACTTAAAAGCATTACCAGTAAGTTTGCCTTTATCTCTAATACCCTTTTTAGGATTATAATGAAACCATTCAACAAGATGTTCTTTATCGTTATGTTCAACATCATAAAGAGCTTTATAATAATCAAACAGTTCTCCTTTTAGAATATTAAGGAAACCGTTATAAAGAGGATGACTCTTATTAATATTACGAGCTTCAGGATGATTAGCTTTAAATTCTTCTTCTACTAATTGAGTAATAGCAGAACGATATTCACTAAGTTCATCACTGAAAATAGCTTGTCCTTGATAAGTAGGACTTTCTATATAATAACTACCTTTGCCATTATCACTAAGAATACCACTAAAATAATGATATTGATAACCCTCATTAGGTTTACTTATAACATAAGCAATAGTTTGACGTTCGCCAATTTTAGGTTTAAGATTAAGAACTTTAGCAGGACTTGTTTTAATACGTTCAGGAGTATTCATAACAAGATTAACAACTTCATCAACAGAAGCATTCATTGCGTTGAACTTAGTAAGTTGTTCATCCGCAACACTTAAATCAGCTACTTTAATAAGTTCATTAATTCTAAACTTAGTATAAGCAGTCATAGCAGCTTTATCATAATTCCAAAGACCGTCAGTAGAATACTTAGGCATACTTACTGCAAAGTTCTTAGGAGCATCTGAAGGGATTCTCATTAAGAAAGGAGCAGTTTCAATTTGACGACCATTAGCAGTAGCGGTATTATATTTCTTATAAGTTTGAAGCTTTTTATGATAAGCGTAAAGACCTACAAGATAATAGTCACCATCAGACATCTTGGTATAGTCAGCGTTAGTACCAGCTTGTTGATTACTTACTCCATTAAGCAGATAAGGACTAATAAGTTTTTCTGCATAAGGACTAAGTTCATATTCGCCGTTAGGTTTAATTCTAAATAAACCAACTATGCCTTGTTCCGGTCTATCAATAAGAATATTACTATAAGCATATTCTGTAGATTTAAGTTTCTCTTTAACCCAAGCATTAAGAACATCTCTATCTCCACATATCTTAGCAATATTAGTAATGAAGTTATTATAGATAACATCACTATTAAGATTGCCTTCAACATTACGAGAGTTAAGTTCAGCTTTAGAATATACATAAGGTTCAATAGCTTGAGCTATATTACCAAGTACTTCATCAGCTCCACGAAGATATTCTCCGTCAAATTTAGGAAGTTCTTTCTCTACATATTTGGCATCAGTAACACCAGCCATTTGAGCTTGCTGATAATCAGCAAATCTTCTTCTGTTTTCTCTTTGTACTTCTTTGTATTTAAAGTCTCTATCTTCCTTTTCAGCAAGACTTTGTTTAGCAGCACTATTAACTGTACGAAGATAACTAATAAGTTTATCAACATTATCATTACGATGAGTAGCTACTGTCTGATTATTACGTTCAATGTAATTATTAATAGCCAATTCATTCATACTTGGGAAGTATGTCTTATACAGTTCTTTAAGCTGACGAACTACATCATCAAACTTAGTAGCATTAGCTTGAGCAACAGAAGATTGAAGATTACCACGACGAGCACTCTTAACTCCAGATACTTTACCGGAAGATTTAAAGCTTTTAAATGCTTCATCAAGTTCGTCAATTTGTCCTTCAATATCAATATTATCTGTCTGAATAGAACTACCTTTTAAATCATTACGAAGATTAAAGTATAGTTTACGAACAGGATTATTAGAAGTATTACTTTGAATAGATTTGATAGAACCAAAACCATCAATAGTAACTTCAAGTTTATCAATAGTAAACTTATTTAAATCAGTATATATCTTGTTAGCTAAATCAGGATTAGCACGCATATCGTTAGCCACTTTAACAAAAGCAGCAAACTCTTTCTTATTATTAGCAATAACTTCAATAGCGTCAATGAAATCATTAATAGATTTAAAACCACCAAGATTACTAATAATATTAGAAAGTTCGATAGTACATTCTTGATAAGTATGACAAGTAGGAACGCCAAGAGGATTACTACGGTCTACATCATAACGTCCATCACTGTAACGTTGAGTACTATTAAGATGCTGTAAACTATCAAAGTATTGTCTAACTACTTCACTAATATGTTCAGTATAATTAGAAATATTAGAACCAAAATCCCATTGTTTAGTACTAAGGTCTACTTCATCTCCTTGTTCTACATCAGTGATAACATCTTCAGTATTATCACTCATAAGAGACAATTTGAAAGCCTCATCTTGAAAATCAGTATTACGTCCAAGAGCAGCAACTTTACTATTATAGAATACTTCATTCCAAAAGTCTGGGTCACCAAGAGCACTTTGAACTAAATCTTTAAAGTTACGTTCTTGGTCAGTTCCATTTTCTTCAATAGCATAATAGGCAGCTTCGATATTATTAATATCAAAACTGCCATATTGATTAGCTTTAACTATAAGTTGTTTTTTAAGAGCATTCTTTGCAGTAGCAATAAGACTTGTAACGTAATTCTCTTTACGTTTATCTGCATCAGAAGTTCTATAATTGACTGTACTAATAAGGTCTGCACAGTATTGAGTAGCAGTATCAAATGCAGCTTGACTACGAAAAGCATACATACCGCTATTGGCATTTACCTTAGAAGTATTATTAACATTAAAGAAATTTCTATTACGATACTCTTTAATAAGACGACGGAGAACATTCTTGTTAATACTTTCAAGATTATCCGTCTTAGCAACTGCATCTTCTCTACAATATTGAAGGAATCCATCAGTTTTAAGAAGCGCACCAAGTTTATAACAATCAGCAGGATTGTTATTTTCGAGTTCCTTAATTACATCATTAACTTTAGGAACATTATGAAATTCAATAGAACATCCGTCCATAGGTTTATCTTTATAAGAACGTCCGGCAGACGAGCGATTTTAAGGCTTTTTGCCGAACTTTCTCGATTAAGTCTTTACTTCTTTATAGGCAATAAATTTTAGTCTCACCAGCAGCCAAAGAACGGTCAAATTCGGTACGTTCGGCGGTTGTAAGTCCGGTACGAATTGCAGCCATGTTTGGCACAGTCAGATTATCACCTGTAATATCAATAGAACTAAACATATCACTAATATCAACATCAAGTCCCATAGTATCATCCGCTTGTTGAGACAGTTCAGCAGCAGTACTTTCTTGTTCATTAATGATAGTTGTAATAGGTGGAGTAGGTTCTTCTACTTTATTATTAACATCATCTTGAATAAGTTTCTCTTCAACACTCTTTATATCTTTGAACTTCTTACCAAATGCTCTAAGTTCTTGAGCTAAAAGAGTATTATCTTTAATCTTATTAAAACCAAATAATTGTCTAATAAGCTCTATAATCTTCTGCCATAGATTTGGTCGTTTAACATCAGCAGTAACTTTCTTAGTACTACTAATATTATTAAGAGCTTCATTAAGAATATTATTGGTAAGACTTTCAACAATAAATTCTTCAAGCATATACGTATAATCCTTATTAGGAAAACTTGCAGGGTCAACTACTTTACGAAGTTGAGCAATATAATTATCTCTATCATAGAGATTATCTTGTATATGCTTAGTAAAATCTGGATAAGCATCAGGATTATTAAGAGCATTAATAAACGCATCACGAATAGCGCTAATCTCGTCTATGAAAATTTGAGATTGCATAATACCATTATCATAGATACGTTTATGAAGTTGTTCATGAGCAAGAACTCTAACAGCTTTATATTGACTACCACGAGCTAAATTAAAGAATGGTTTAAATAATGTAATACTACCATCAGCAGTATGATAAACTGCATAATCGGTATTATCATTAAGAGTATCAATAGAAACATTAGCAGGAAGTATTTCATCTAATATAGCTTTATCAGCAGCAGTTAGAAATTCAGGAGCAGTAGCTTTGATAATATCATTAGTAGATACATTTTCTTGGTCACCACGTTGTTCGAGAGCATTAATAGCAGCTTGTCTTGCTGTCTCTGCATCCTCTACGGGGCGCAGCACTTCGTACTCAATCCGAACTTTTTGTTTAGCTGAATCATCTTTAGGATTAGGTCTAAAGTTACTTTCATAACCACCAATATTAGTCTTACCTAATCTAATCTTACCAGTACCATTCTTGATAATATAATCAAGATAATTACCATAATTGTAAGATTTATCTCCAAATGTAACAGTCAATGAACCATTATCCTCATGTTTAACATAACGATTATTATCTGTACCTCTGGCAATACCATGACTCATACTATAAACAGAACTATCAAGAAGTTTATTAACAATATCTGCCAATTCTATTTCAAGAGTACCACCCCAACCAGTTCTACCAACACCAGCGCCACTAACTTGAGTAGGATTCAATGTAATACCTGTACCTAAGTCTGTACTATCATTCTTAAACTTATAGATTGTAATCATTGGTATATCACTTCCAGCAGTAGTTATAATTATACGATTATTATATTCAATACAATTAACTCCATCTATAAAGTTCTTAACGCCAAAGATTGACATAAGTCTATCTTTAAGTTCTTCAAATGTAATATTTCCTTGTTGACGCTCTCTAATAGAATTAAGTACTTCATTACGAATAGCAGCACCTAATCCATTATTATAATTAACGGCTTGAGGAATAACTTTAGCATAGAAAGGTTCATTGGTTCCATTAGGAACAATAACTACCATATTACGATTCTTAAATCCAGCTTTAAATCTAACAGTTCCATTAGTGACGTCATGTATTTCTCCGTCAGCAGCAATAGCTCCAAGATGAATATCGTCATAATTAAAACCTACAATAGCTTTATCAATAGCAGCAGGAGTAACATCATCTCCAAAGATTGCTTCTCCTCGACTAACATACTTAACAGTAATCTTTATATTATCTTGATTATCAATAATATTATCAACCATTTTATAATTGTTATATTGTTTAGCAATCCAATCTACATAAGATTGATAGTTTGCATCAAGATTATCACTTACATTATAAAGATAGATGTTACCTATACTTCTAAGTAATCTAACAGCATTATCATTATTAGTATTCTTATTCTTAACTTGATTAAGAAGTTCTTTAGTAAGACTATTGTTCCAGAACTTATCAATATCTTCTTGAGTAAGTTTTCCGGCTTTATTCTTATAAAGAGCATCTATAAATTCTTTAGCTTCTTCGCTAAGAACTCCGTTTTGAGGATTAAGTTGGTCAAACAAGTCATCTAACGTACTACTATAACCATCTTCATTATATCTGATTTCATAAGTTAAATAACCATTATCAAATATATATCCATCGTTATCAACAGTTCGTTTAGCTCTTGAGTTAAATCCTATCTTAGCATCTATTGGACCAGCAGGACTATTAACCGTAGTCCAAAACTCAACTCCTTGAGATTTAACAACAGGAATAAGAGGTTGTCCAACAGCTAAAGAAGCAAGAGCTTGTTTACCAAAATCATTATCTGTTCTAACTCCTATATTATTATCAAGTTCAGGATTCTCACGCTCTTGGTCTTGTACCAACTCCATTAGCTTTTCACGACTAAGAGCAACATCTCTTGGAGATATATTGATAAGATTCTCATCAACCCCCGATACAAGATAAGCACTCAAATCGTTATAGAGTTTGTTCACCGTTTCAAATGTAGCATTACTTTCGTTAATTGCAAATCTCATTAGACTAATTATATTAAAATAATCCTTTCCACCTATTGATAGAATATTATTATCAGCCTTATAAATATCTATGAGATTTCTAAAGTATTCCGCACGATTAGCTTCATCAGCAGTCATAAGTTTAGCAATAACAAAATCTATACTACTTGCGTGTTCTCCATTATTCATTTCTTGAACACTATTATAAATATATCGAATACTTCTAAGTTCTTGAGGAAGTATTTCATCAATTATATCAGTAGGATAACCTTGTCCAACAAGTTCATTTTTGATAGCAGAATACTGTGCATCATAATCAAGTGTAACAAGACTTTCATCAGTGTTACTAAGAAACTTATCAAGAAGATAAGCATTAATTTCAGAAGAAGCATTAAATTGTCTTTCTTGAGCAGCTTCTTGTTGAGCAAGTATAGAATGTAGTTCAGCATCAGCAATATCTTCAGTTACAGGAGCAACAATTTCTGGGGGAGTTTCTTCTCTGCCCCCCGTAGGAGATGTGGAAGTATCAGGCTTAACTTCGTCGGGCTGTTCAGTTTCAGCAGGAGCATCTTCTGCATTCTGAACAACAACTGGAAGAGTTTGTACCGGTTGATTATTAACAGTAGCAGCAGGTTGTTGTCCTTTCTGTCTCGCTTTAAGTCTTGCATGACGACTGATAACATCTACAATAGGTTCAGACGATTCGTCAAACAGATTAAGATCACGATTAATTTCATCAAGTTCATCCTTAACATTATCACTAAGATTTACACCTGTATTGCCAGATAAATAATCAAGAACATCATCAATATCATTAGATTCAAAAGCATTATCAAGTCTTTGGAGAGTATCTTTAAAAGCTTCATCTTCTGTAATTTTAAATATATTCTCAATATACTTTGCTCTATCTCTAATTTCTTTATTTGTTTCAGCAATATCACTACTAACCAAAGTTTTTCTTCGGTCTGCCATACTACGTCCAATTACAGCAGTAGCAATATTTTTATCTATATCATTAAGTTCTCTATAAGCATTAATATCACGAGATTCATTGTACATAGCATTAAATGCTGTTTCATCAGCAGCATTAGCAGACTTAAGAAATGCTTGTTTTTTCTTATTTATACGACGAGCAATATGGTCATGTTCGAGTTTATTAATCTTCTTATCTCTAAGATTCTTATCATTAAGAGTAAGTTGTTGATTAAGATAATTAAGTTCTTGATTAATACCCTCAAGATTAATAGCTCTATTAAGTTCTCCAACACGAAGTTTAGCATTCTCGTCTGTTATGTCATTAAGTGCTCGGTTATAATCGGAAGTATAACCGTCTATTATACGTTGTTCAGCTTTAGCAGCTAACTTATTATACGTATTCTCCTTAGCAATTCTACCAGCAATATTAGCATCTTTAGCATCATTATTAATAGCTTTATTAAGTTCAGTTTCATACATTTCTGAAACTTCAGCCATCTTAGCAACTGTATTTGCCATAAATTGTTTAGATTCTCCTTGTTCAATAGCACCGCTCTTATCCATATATTGAGCAGTATCTTCTGACATTAGAAAATCTTTAAGCAAATCATAGTTACCTTTGTCAATAGCATTAATAGTTAAATCTGTTATTAACTTTTCAGTTTCAGTTTGTTTAAGAGCTTCACGTTCAGTATCACTTATTTCTTCATAAGCGTTAGTACCATCAGCATTTTGAATAACATTCCCACTATCGTCAAGTATAGGACTATTAGGATTAAGATTATTATTCAAGATAGCCATATTATTTACATATCTATCAAGAAGAGCAGCACGACTATCAATTTCAGCTTTACGACTTTCTGTTAGAACATCTTTGTTCTTAGTAACATATTTAGCCCATTGTCTTGTAGCAGCACTACCTATTCCTTGAAAAGCAACTCCACCAAGCCATCCCCAAAATGCTTGTTCCCACATTTGTGGGTCTTGAAGATAATCAGTATAAACACGAGATTGATAAGCATCATTAAGCATAGCACGACCTTTATCAACTCCGGCTTGTTGTTGTACATATTGCCAACCCTCTTCAAATCCTTCACTACCCTCACGAACAACATTAAGAAGAGTTTCTTTATCAGGAACTTGTAGAAACTTTTTAATACCAGTAGGCGATTGAATTTCTCTACCAACTAATCGAGCGGCAGCTTGTTCATTTGCTTTTCTCAAAGTTTTATTGGTAGCCATATTCTTAGCACCTTTCCAAATATTCTTTAGTCCTTTGAGCTGCCAAGCATCTAATAACATAAGCCACATATCATTCGTGAAAGTATCATCAGCAGATTCACCAGATACATATTTAGCAATTTCGTCATCACTAAGTCCACGAAGTTTAGGATTATTCTCATATAGAGTTTCTCTGTCTTTATCAGACATAGTAGCTAATCGTTCCTTAGCTTCATCATAAACTTGTGTATAAGTATCACGAGCTTCTATATAGTTTTCAGCAACTCTACTTGCAGCAGCAGTACCTAAAATCTCACTTCCAGTTTCTGCCATCTTACCCCAAGTATTAGGTCTACCAAATGGTGTACTAGCAACTTTACCGATACCACGAGCAAGACGTCCCATACCTAATACTTTACCAAGTTTAGAAACAGCAGTACCGGGAATAAGAAGACTCAAAGTAGAAGCTATACTAACAGCATTACCAAGCCACCAACCTGTATCTCCAAAATCAAAATTTTCATCAGGATTAGTACGATAGATTTCAAATCTTTCACGAATAGCATCTTGCCATTCAGCAAGTTGAGAACTAACAGGATTTGTATAATCGTCATCAGAAACTCCTATAAGTTGCCCAGCAGCATCAACCAAATCACTAAATCCACGAAGAGTACCAAGAACAACTTCAGAACCAACAGCTTGCCCAACAAATCTACCGGTTTGCTCAAGTACTCCTTGATTTTCTGCACGTTCTTTATTTAATTCTTCTTCAGTATTATAAGGATTAACATAAACATTATAAGGAGTATATTTATCTACATCATATTGATTAAGATTATAAATACCTTTAGCAAGTGTACGTCCTAAAACAGAACGACCCTCGTCACTAATAGAAGTGCCGGGGTTATAATCTGTAATAGTAGGGGGCTGAAGTGCCCCCTTTTTAGTCTTAGGATTATAGTCAGGATTATCTCTAACGTTTCCTTCTTGTGCAAACTTTAGTATATCCATTTATCTACCTGTTATATTATTAATTAATTGTTGGTAGTAATAAGCAACAATAGATTCGTTATTACCACTTCCAGTAATTTCAGCTAAAGTATGAGCAGTCTGTTCAGCAATAGCACTAATAGCTTTAGGTTGAACCTGAACTCCAGCTTGAACAGCATTGAATATATCATTCCATTTATAATAAGCATCTCTTAAATCAACAGCCGTTTCATTAGAAACAGTACCTAAAGATTTATTATCAGTCTTATTAACAACTTCAAATCCATTACCAACAGGAACCATAGTTACTTTATCAATATTAGCAAAAGCGGAAGCGTTAGTTAAGTTAATATTACGACCAGCAGCGCCATAAACATTTACATCATTCTTAGCTTTAAATGTTGTATCACGATTCCAACTTTCAACAGCAGCACTATTAAAACCACCAGGAGCATATAAAGTAACAGGAGCGTGCTTTTCTTTATCTCCTTCATATTCTCCACGAATAGTAATTTGAGGACTCCATTGACCAGTCTGTGGATCTTGTACAGCCATAACACTAATATCTTGTGGTTTAGCACTACGCAAACGAGCTGTTAGAATCTTACGGTCTTCACTTGAAACATTCTCAAACATATTATTGTCACCAACAACTAAAGCTCCGGTTTGAGTTAAATCAATACCTTGAATAGCAGCCATAGCTTCATCAGTTTCAAGTTTATAAGCAGTAGAAAGTTTACCAGCAGCTTCTGGATTAGCTTTCATCATAAAAGCAAGTTCAGCAGCATTAGCACTTGGTTGTGTAATAACACTTTGTCCGAGCTGTAACATTCCACCTTTCAACATTTCATCGTTCTTCTTCTTCATACTATCTACTTTTCTTATAAGTCCCTCAAAGACATTATCTCCTTGAGTACTTCTACTTGTAGATATGAATAAAGACGTTCCCCAATTAGTACCTTGATAAGATTGTGATTCTGTAACAGGTTCTTCTTCACCATTAGCACTAACACGAACTACATTGTCGCCCCATTTACTATTAACAAGACCTTTACCAAGTTGCCATATTTCACTAACAAGACTTCTCTTATTAATAGCATCAGTAGAGGCTTTAGCAAAACTATAAAGACTTCTATTATTATCACGAGGAAGTTCAACATATTTCTTACCGTCTTTACTACCAAATTTAATACCTAATGCTTCGGCTTTCTTTTCACCACCAACATTAGCAATAAATTCATCATATATATCATCGTCTGCAAAGTATTGACGAATAGCTTGACCGTTACTACCATATAAATTATTAACACGAGTAGCATAATCTTTAGCATATTTATTGTTCTCAACAGACGGTAAATCGCTCATACTAACAATAGCATTATATGTATCAAATGCATTTGCTATATCAGGGTCTTGACCAGCTTTAAGAGTATTCAGATATTCTTGATTATCTTGGATAGTTTCAAGATTCTGTAAAGCTCTAAGCTTTTCCATTGGGTCAGTAATATTATCAGTAATAAGTTTCTTAATAGCATCATTAGTCTGACCATCAAGATTAAATTCAAGATTAGGATTAGCTCCTTTAAGTAAGTTAGCAAGACTCTGTTTACTTGATGTTATATCGGCTTGTGGTTTTGATGGAACAAAATTCTCAATACGAACAGGGTTTGTGGTAGTACTAAGAATATCAGCTCCGCGAGGATTACCTTTAGCAGCTTGTTTGTTAGCAAGAGCTAATTGTGCTTTCCAAGCTTCACCATATTTAGTATCAGAAGTTTGATTATAATAAGTAGCAGCTTTATAAAACGGGTCAACTCTCTTAGTCAGATATTGTTCCGGAGTAAGAAGAATACCATCTTTATCTGTTATATCAGGATTATTACCACCACTCTTATCATATTTCCATTTAGCAATCTTATAATCTTGTTCAAGACTTGCTTTAGCTCCAGGAGTATTTTCAATTACAGCAGAAACAGCAGCAGCAAGTTTATCTTTACTAAGACGTTCCCAACGATTACTACTTGATGAATAAATTTCACCGGTAACTGATTTAGTAATATCATTAGTAACTTTACCTTGAGCATCAAGCCATCTTGTTTGACTACCTCCACCAGATTCTTTGGCTGCCCATTTAAGAGCTTGGTCAAGAATTTGATTCATTGGAACAGTACTAACTTCTTGGTCAGTAGGTTGCCATTTACTTCCACCAATAATATTTCCTTTATCATCAGTAACATCCTTATAATTATACTTATTCATTTCTTTGTAATAAGCTTTATAATCTTCAGGAATATCAGTACGTTTTTCAAGTCTATCAATATATTGTTTATAATCCTGTTGAGCACGAAGTCTACCAATCATACCCGGATTAGACATTATAGCACCATTTTCACGAATAATATCATCTAATGCACCGTAAGCATTACCATAAGTGCTGTTATCTGTAACAGCACTCCTTATTTTATTAACTTGTTGTTGTCTCCATTCATCTTCTGCCTCATTCAAATCAAGTTTAGCAAGTTCAGCTTGAACGGCAGATGCTGTATCAATAGCTTTAAGATGACCTTGTTCAAGAGTATCATAAGCTTTACCAGCAACATCCAGATTAACTGGATTAACAACAGGTCTAAATACCTGATTAAATTCCTCTATTGGCATAATTATCAATATTAAAATGTAACACCTTTACTTGTAAACAATCTACGGTCAACATTAGGATGTGTAGCATCATAGATACCAAGAGTATTATTATAATTTCTACGATTTTCAATACGACTAAGCATATCTTGAAGTCCAACATTAATACCACTAAATACATTATTAAGAGAACTTGCTTTCTGTTCACGAATACTATTACGGAAAGCAGCACTACGATTCTGCCAATCATTCATAGCAGCAACGTTAGTAGCTCTAACACCTTGTTTATTTAATCTATCTTGATTAATAAGTTGTGTTTCAATGTTCTCTTTTTGTCCACGAAGACTATTTTTATAATTTTGTGCTTGATTACGAGTTCTTTGAAGTCTTTGTAGACGAGTTCTACTACTTGAAGTATTAGCATTAATATCAGTAACCATACGACGAGCATTCTCTTCAATCTCTCCAAGTTGCGGACTAATATTAAAATCAGTTTTAAGATTAGACGCTATAACAGGATTAGGTTGAGGAGGAGCTTCCATTTTATTAAGTGCTTTACGAGTATTAATACCGCTTGCAATAGTACCAGCAAGATTAGCACCAAGACCTATAATATCATTAGTGTCAAGTTTATCAAATAAAGCAAGTCTCTTACGAGGAGAACTAATAGTATCAGGAACACCAGCATTAGTACTTGCACCATCAACAGTACGAGTAGGTATCGTAGTTGGAGTATTTCTTGATAGAGTAGGAAGTCCTTGCATCATACTATCAAGACTTGCAAATTTAGGAGCAGCAGTAGGTGTAGCAGTAGCAGAAGTTTTAGTAGTTTTGCTACTTCCACTTCTCCTACGGGGGGCAGAACTTGTAGCAGGTTTAGATGTCTTAGTTGCAGCTGTAGTAGCAGGAGCTTCTTCAATAGGAGTAACTCTTGTCTGTGAAGCACTATTTGTACTTCTTGTTCCAGTATTTCTGTTACCACCACTATAAGTTCCAGGAGTAAATTCAGGAACTTCTAATATATTTCTAAAGTCAGTTCTTGCACCTTTAGCGTCTCTACTTGCAGCATCAGTAACTTGTTTACGTTGTGCAGCAGCATCTCTTGCATAACTTGAAGCGTCAGGATAACGAATATCATAACTACCACGTCTAACAGTAAATCCTTTATTAAAACCAGAATTATTTGTACTACGATTTCCAGCACTATTTCCAGTTGCTCTATATTGAACAGGATTAAAAGGTTCTATAAAATTATTACCTTTTGGGATAGAACTATTAGCAACAGAAGTTTTAGCATCACGTTTAGCAGCAGCTTGTACTTGTCTATCAGATTTACGAGCAGCAGCACCACGACCATCCAACAGTCTACTATTAGGGGTACGTTCATCTACAGGTAGATAAGCAGTTTCGCCAAATTCATCATTAGTAACTTGATAAAGTTGTCCATTCATGACAACATAATCTTTATCTCTCTTATCAGTACCAAGTGCGGCTTTTTTCCTACCCCCCGTAGGAGATGGAAAAGGAACGTTCCCTACGAGCTTATCAATAACATTACCATTAACAGTAACAAAACCACCAGCAGCTTTTCTATTTTTATTAGGAACTAAACCAAGTTCTTCATCTATCTCAGCATTAGTTCTTCTACGAATCTTAACTTTACCACCCATACGTTTTTTACTTCCATCGTCATTAATTCCATTTACATCTTTAAATGTTTCTTGTGCTTGAAACACTTTATCAGGATTAGCACCACCCATTACAAGTTTAGCAGGACTATTACCATTAATAATAGGTTGAGCACTAAATACTCTTAGACTATCCGGTCGTGTTTCGACAATCTCTCCATCTTCGACTTCTAAACCAGTCTTAGGATTCTTGCCAATATCAATACCACCTTGAGAGTGTTTACGACCATTCATATAGTAAAGATTACCACCAATGTTAGTTGCTTTACCACCTCTAACAACATTTGGTTTAATTTTAGTCATCTTATAATATTATTATATAATTATAGCGTTTCAGCCGTTTTAAGGCTCGCTGTGAGACTTTCTACCAAAGTAATACTATTAATCACTTCGCATACTAAAGTCCAACAGGCAAGCGGAAAAGCGGCTCTATGGCTGTGTTCAGCTCTTTTTCTTACCACCACAAGCCATAACCGATACAGGCTTACGACCACCATAACGTTTAACTGGTTGAAGTCTTGTAGGAAGAGCTTGTCTATAATCATTAGGATTAATACCAACAGGATTAGCAAGAGGAGCTGCAAGAGTTTCTTGCTTCTTCTGTTCATTCTTCTGTATCATACGATTGGTATATCCACCTTTAATAGCACCACCAACAGCATTACCAATAGAAGCACCAATACCGCTTATTCCTTGAACACCAGTAGCTCCTTCAACTAAACTACCAATTCCAGATACAGTACCGGAGATAACATCTCCCCAACCGCCCCAAGCTTTTCTGTTCTTATATTTAGTAACACCACCATATTTTTGAAGTCTTGCTTCAAATTCTTCACCAGCGCCACCATCATCATAAGAGGCAAGAGCTTCATTAATAGCATTGGCTTCTTGAACTCTTTTATCATATTCTTTATTGCGCTTGTCGATTGCAGCTTGACGTTTAGCTTCTCTCTTCTTCTTAGCTCCACCAATAAGTCCACCAGCAATACTAAGACCAGCTCCAATAATAGCTCCTATAAAAGCTTTACGTCTTCTATATTTCTTTTCCATATTAATAACATTGTATATCGTCAATATTTATAGTTTTATTTTCATCTCTAAAGATAAATCTAATAGCAAAATACTTACCAACGATAAGTTTATTATCAAGTTTACTAAGTTGTTTATTAACTTCGTTATACTTACCTGTATGTCTATCAACAGGTGGTACAGTCTTTATCTCTTTTATTACATTTCTGAACCAGTTCATAAACCATATGCCGTATCTGTAATACGGATGCTTGTAATCTTTCATACTTTCCTTTGGTTTACTAATGTCAACATAATCAGAGAAGCAACAATTAGTATATATTACAAGTTCGTCTCCACAATAATTATCATTACGGTCTTTATTAATAATATAACTAATATAATTAAGAACAGTATCCATATTCTGATTATTAAATATCACATCAATAAACGAATAAGGAACTATATGAGTATTAATAATACCACCTTCTTCATCAAGTTCTTCAATAGTTTTAAACTCACCATTAAAGTAATTAGATGTATTATCAATAAGATTAATATAGTTATTAAACTTAGCAAAATTGAATTTATCTATTGTGGATTCATTAGCAAAATAAACATTATCTTTAGTATTAAACAAATAATCATACCAATAAGTATGAGTACTTATCCAAGCCTTATGAAGAAAACTATAAGATATAGCAAACATTTGTTCTGTGTCACCGGACTTAACTTTACCAAGACAAAGGAGTCTAACATTCTTTTCATCAATAGCAAAGTTTATATCAGTAACTTCTTTGGTAAGAAGATTCTTAAATCCGGCAGTTATATCTTCAAGATTATTCTCGTCATAACGATATAGTTTTCGAGCATCATTATCATAAAAGATATAACCATAATTACTACAAATAAATTGACCATGTTTCTGAATACCAGCATAACCTTTGTTACTTGTAAACACTTCAACATAATCAATACCAAAAGCATCAGGTATAACAAGTTGTACATCTTTATTCTCTGTCTTCATTGAACTATCTCTGTTAAATATAAACATTGAATGTTCACAATGAGCAATAAGATAACTACCGATACCAACAACATTAACAATATTACCTTTGTTTTCAGCAATAACTTTATATTCTTCAGCTCTAAATGTTCTCCAATTATTCTCTACATTTTCGTCACTAATTACATCGCTACGACGAATCGTTTTCTTATAATTAGTAACATAATTAGAATAAACATCTTTATTAAATGAAGTTAGAACTTTATCAGTATAATCATAATAAGCACTATTAAGTTCAAATAGATTATCAACTTTATCTGGTACAATATTCTTATTAGTAAAGTTTTTACTCCAATTAGTATTTCCACTACCATCTGTATGATAATAAGTAAAAGCTCTTGTTACAGGTTCTGTCTTAAGAGTTCTACAATGATACATATAACGAGAGACAAAAGGAAAACCAATTTTAATAATATGAAAACCATACATATGAAAGAAGTTATTAGCAGGCCAATTCTCTGTAGGAAGATTAGGATAATAATATTGACCATTATCTCCACGCAAAGGATAAGGACTTCCATCAGTTAGCATAAGACCACATAATGGTATAGTAACTAATTCATATTTAAAGTTTCTTCTTGTAGTACCATTTGAATCTTGAATCTCATATTTATCAGTATAAACATAATAGTCATAATCATATTTAATACTTCCAGAAGAACCATAAGTATAACCTCCAGGTTTATTTTCTATATACTCATCATAAACAATATAACCAAGACTTATAAGTTTTTTATTAGTATTAGTATATATTTCATTAGTATAATTATATAGAAGTCCCATACGTTTATAAGCGTATGTTGTAATATGATTATTAATATCAATATCTTTTATAGGAGTAAAATTTGTGTCTCTATTAAGAGTAAAGTTAATACGAGCAGGTGAACCATTATATATTTCTCCTGGATTTTGAATAGTTTTATTCACAACAGCATAAAGTCCATCATATTGAGCATCATAAGAATCATCTCCCCATGGACTATTTATAAGATAATATCCACCATAATAATTAGTACCATATAATCCAACTTCTTTATTATATCCAACAGTATAAGTAAATGGAGCACCAAGTTTTATAAAATTAAAAGCATTTGCCCCAACAGTTACAAAGTCTTGGAAATAAGCAGAACCATTTCTTGATATAACACTAATATTTTGGTCAATAGAACCAACAATAGCACGAGCACAAAGAATAGGCTCTGTTTCTTCATAGCTTATAAAGTATCCTATAAAGTCTTTATACATTGGTATATTAGAGAATCTAAAATATCCATAAGCTATATCTGTTCCATTATTTACACTTGAAATTGGTCTAAAGAATGTTTCTCCTCTATTATTACGATATGGAGTTGTATTATTAGAACTATATGAATCAGGAAATACATTAATAAAATATATATCTTGAATATCATCAGTAAATATTTTAGTAACAGCATGAGCATTAGTAGTATCTGTAACTCCATTATTCTTAGAATAGGTTTTGCAATCTTCAATAGTAGTGTCATTATTAATTGTATAATATACATAACTACCATCTGCTTTCTTACCAAGATTAATATTATAATTAACTTTTACATTATTATTTATTCTAATACCATCTGTATAAGAACCATTAGGATAAACATAATGAATAAAGAATTATATACATTTTCAGTAATAGCCCATTTTCTATCAGGAGAAGCAACATAACTATTAATTAGAATACGGTCATTATAAGCAATATTATAAACATTAATATATTGACCAGCAGTATAACCATTATCAAGTTTAACACTCGATGTACGATACTGCCATATATTTACACGTTGAGTATATACAGTAGGGTCAACATCATTAAAATCAAAAATTATCTCTGTATTCTTTCTATTATTAAAATCTGGAATATTAATAATAACTCCACGATAAGCATATATAGCTTCTGAATAATTACTTTCAGCATATCTCCCAACATCAGCTTTACGAAAAGCTATATAAATATTATCAATATTTCCATAAAACAATTGTGTATCCTCATCATTATAAGGAGTAAAACGAAGAAACGCAGTATCATCTTTAAGGATACCACGCGCTCTATAATATTCTTTAATAGGAATAAGAATACAATAATCTAAATCAACACCAATAGTATTAGCATCAATTTGAGTTCTATTATAAATTCCAACTTCATATACTTGACAATCTGTCATATATACTTTAGTAGAATTACTAAGAGCTTGGATATAACATTTATATTCTTTATCTAATTCAAAATCTGAATTAACAGGTTTTCTATCAGGGTTATTCCAAACATATTCAATAGCATTAGCTCTTCCAATTATACCATTGATAGGAAGATTAGCAGTATCTATCTTTGCAGAAAATGGTTCAGTTAGTTCTTCAAATTCAGCATCTTCAACTTTATTTTCTTCTCCGCCACTACGACTACGACCAAAGAAATCTACAAAATCATCAATACTTGCTTGTTTAACAAAACTAACTTCTATACCACTTGTATCAATTTGGTCTACTACACTATTAGCATTTTCTTCTATATAATCAGCTACATAAAGTCTATTCTGATAATTACATAGAGTATTGACATTATAAAGATTGAAGAAAGTAGACGTCATTTCGTCTATACTAATAGTATATTTATCATCTTGTTTATTAGTAAGATTATAGATATTATTACCTATATCAGTTTTACCTTCAACAATAGCAATAGTTTCATGTTTAACAGTAGTAAGTACATATCCAATCTGATAATACTTATAAGTATTGGTCTTATCAAATATATCAATAACAAGTTGAATAGTCTTAGAGTTCTTTTCAGAAGTAGAGGAATATTCATCTTTAAGAATAACATTAGCCATATAATTAGTATTATCACTATTTTTATATGCTACATACCAAGAGTTTTCAAGCTCTTTAACAGCAACTTCATTATAGACTATAATGGGAGCACCTAATTTAAACCAATGAGTATAATCATATTCATTATTAAAGAATCTAATAAATAGAGCATAAGTTCCATTATATATAAGTCCGGAACCATTAACAAGATTATAAGCTCTAAGATTATAATTAGGAATAGGAGGATTCAAAGTATATTTACTTTCATCTCCAAAATTATCATAATTTGGTTCATCAAGATTAATACTTTTAAGAGGAACTCTTCCAATAGGATTATGTTCACTAATAGCAACAATAAGTTCATTATTGACATTGTAAGTATAGTCTCCAAATACTCGACCACCACCCCAAGTCCAATTGGTTACAACTTCTTTTTGAGTTCCCTCTTTTTCATTATATCTAATAATCCTATTCTTATTTGTAAAAAGAATAAATTCATTAGAACAAGCAATATGACCAACAATTAATTCTCCATCTGGAAGAGCAACAAATTCTTCAATGGCATTTTCATTCTGAATACCACCATTATCAGTATTAACAACGATATTACTCGCATGAGCAAGAGTTCCACTTTCAAGAAACTCTATATCATTGTCTGTGTCAAGTCTTTTATTAATTTCCATATAGATTGACTTATTTTAAAGCCCGCACAGCCATTATCTCGATTAGACTTGATTAGTTCATTGATATAAAAAATATCTCTGAATAGAGGTCAAAAGAATTAGGTCTACGGACGTCATTTACGGGTACGCACCGGATAGTGAAAACATACAGCCCGTTCACTACTTTGATAAGTTCTACATTATCATTCATAGTATCTCAACGTTTAGGAAAAGTATAATTATAGAAATAACTTCTCCAAGCATTACTATCATCATTACCTGTTTGTTTCTGCATATCAACAATCACTCCGGCTCTTGCTTTATCTTTAAGTTGCATCCACTGATAATAAGGATTAGTACCATACTGACTTGCATTAAGATTAAATACTGGATGTTTCATACCACGACATAACATCTTATACATACAGTAAAAACCAATAGCTTCAATAAGAATACCATTATTAGGTATAACAGGTACATCACACTTATAATAATCACTATATTCAGTTTCAACTTCAAGAGATTCAATCTCTATACAATTAGCATCATAATTAAGCTCAATAGTATCCCCACAGATAAGGACATAGTTTCTATCTTCACTTCCCTTACGGGGGGTAGAATAAGTCTCCTCATGTATAATATGTTGATAAGCAGGTATGTCACTATTAGTATGAATTGCAACAGAACCATAAGTTTCTTTACCAGTATAACCAGTATCTACAACTGATACTCTATCTGATGCTCCGCAATCACAAGGAGGATAAACAACACAATCAGGATTATCTCTATCAGTAGATTTATTATAATACCCTTGACCAGATGGGCGACCCCCCGTAGAGGATGTGCAGGAACAATCCTTACTCCCACCGGTAAGCCGTTTAATCTCACAACCATTACTATCATATACTTTAAGTTCTCTGTCACTAAGTGGACAATAACTACGAGCTATACGATTAGTAACATTAAGTTTTCGTCTCTTAGGAACATACCTAAGGACATCAAGCTGACTCATTGCATCAATAGTCCAAGCAATAACACGAGGAATCCAATCACTACCATCAGGATTAAAATCGTTGTCTATTTTGGCTATTATGCGCTCCACGCTTGTATTTACATTGTTCAACATTTCTAATATATTTTAAATAAGCAGTTTTATCAACAATGTTATATATCACAAGTTTAGCACGAATATCTAATCTAAGATTAAGAACTGAATCACGAGTTGGACATTGACTGGCAATCTCTTCATAACTCTTACCACGAAGTTCTTTATGAATATATTCAGTATGTTCAAATTGAATATTCTGACGAGCTACATATCTATTATTAACAACACAAATATCATAAAATGTAGGAGTTTTCTTATAAACAATATAAGGAACACCATCATATTTAATACCTCTAAGTTTATATACCTCAGCCATCTTCTTACTATATGGAGTTTTACCTTCGGCAATCAACTTAGCTTTAGCTTCATTAGTAGCTTTATAATCAATAAAGTTTTTCTTAATCTTATCTTCGTCGCTATACTTCCAACGGTTTATCATTAAATCTCCAAGACCATAACCATATTGATAAGCATATCCCTCTAAGCAACATTTCTGTACACCATACTGATAAAACTTAGCAATATAATCACGATATTTAGAGAACTTAAGTTTAGAACGTTTCTCTGCAAGTTTAATAGCTGTATTAATAGCTCTACATTTCTTAAGAAGATTACAATACTTAATGATTTGTAGAAGTACTATTCGTTCTTGTCCTTCTTGATAAACTTCAAGTTTAGAATAAACTTTATTAAGAAGAGTTTCATCAGGATTATATTGACCTATTACCCATTCTGTCTTATAATCTGACATTGAAATGCTAATATTCTTAGATATAAAACCAAGACGTTCAGTAATAAATTCTCTGATATTACCTTTGACTTTAACAGCTGTATCATATTCTTCTTGAAACTTCTTAATATCACTATTAGCATCTTCGAGATACTTTTTATAATAATGCTTTATTTCAATATCTGGAACCATAAGAGATTATCTATTTAGTAAATTATCAGTAGGAACTTCATTAGTCTCTCTTGGTACTTGAAGAAGATTACGTTTAAAGATAATATCCTTAATAGCACCAACCATATCTTCCGGCAATAAGAACTCATCATCGTCAAACATATCGTCTGTATCAATATTATAACCGGAAGTATCTTTTTTATTCTCATGAGTTTCTATTTCAATAAGATGTGGAGTTTCAAATACAGATTCCACAACAATAGCATTAACAGTCTTAAACCAAACAGCAGTATTATCTTTAGTAAAGAAATAAATATACTCATTGATATAATCCCAACAAGGAAGATTACACATACCAACTAAATGAGTATAAAACTTAGCACTCGCTTCTTTAGCAAAAGGAAGTTCATGATTATCATAACCAGCAGTACGAACACTTTGAAATGGCAGATTATTCGTAAGTCTAACAGGACGTAGAACTTTTTGAGCCGTTCGTTTAATTGGCTTAATCATATATTCAGCACTATTATGAAAATCCCCATCGGGAACATCAATAAGACTTAACTTAATTCTTTGTTGAAGTCCTTTATCAAGATATCTATTATTCTCAAAACTACGTCTGATAAGTTCATTACGAGTATGAAGAATAGCATATTTAATATTCCTACGTAGAGGAACATTATTAGGTTGCCCAACAGCATGAGCAATCTCTGAAATTAATTGATTGATAGATGACATAATCAGCAGTATTACTTGTAAGAAGATTCGCAACTCCATCTACACTTACAAATATACCTTTTTAAAATTAACATCCAAATGTTTACCAAAATTTTATAGTTGGTTAAAACAAAGAAAGCGGCAGCACGTTATCTCAACGTACTACCGCTTCACCTTTAGTATGAACACCTCTTTAAATTTCTTTGAAATAATTCCATACTTTACCAGTACCAGCATCTTCATCTTTAAACCAAAAGTTAATTGCTGAATAAATTACTTTTTCATCAAGTTGTTCTTCTGTAAGATTAGGAAACCAATCTTGGTATAAACGAACATAGTCATGGTATTGTGCATTAACTGCAACATAGACATCCCAATAAGTAATCTCTCGATTAATATTACGAACGTGTTTATCATAAATAGCTTTAGCGTCTTCAACAGTAAATACTTCTCCACGACAAACAATACCATTAGCTTTAGTATGATACATACTACAAACTTGGTAAGTAGCATAGACTTCATCAAAATGAGGACCACGAAGTCTTTCATGGAACTCACGCATAGCATCCCAAAATGCAGCTTTATTATGGTCTTCTACATAATCAAAAGCTTCATGAAAACCCTTGATAGCTTCAAGTAGTTCTCCTTGTGGAATAGTTGCTATATTGTAACCTTTAATAATCTCTTTATAATGATGCATATTACTTAGATGTTAGAGTTTCTTTAAAAGCAGTAAGGTCATTGGTATCAAGTTCTATTACTTTATCAATAAGTGGAATCTTAACACGAATCGTGCCATTACCGATTTCAACACCACCAAGAACTTCTGGATACTTCTTGACTTGAGCAACGAGAAGATTATCTGCCGTTTCATTTATAATTCCCTCAATATCAACCATACCATTATCATCCTGCGCAAGTTTCAGAAGAGAATCAAACTTAGCAATATTGTTATTAATAACTCTTGCTATATATGGACGAGCAATGAGAACAACAGGATTAGTACTTGACAATTCAGATAGTTTAGCATTTGCAAAGCCAACTATTTTATCTATTATAACTTTTCTTTCAACCATAGTTTATTTACCGTTTACATTTTTAATAAATTCAGCATAAGTAAGATTAGGATTAGCTTGAGTCGCTATTTGAAACTTCTTGAAAAGTTCAGCTTCTTTGTTAGCTTCTTCTACAATCTTAGCTTTCTTATCTTTTATGTTTTTAAGCTGCATATCCAGCAACTCTTTACCACGAGCACTATTAGCAACTTTACCTTTAACAGAATTGATAAGTTCTTGCTGTATTAAAAATTGAAGTTCTTGTTCAATACCAGCATAAGTTTGGTCTTGTGCAAGAATCTGTTTTTGGTCATTAGTAAGAGAAGCAATTTCTTTATCTATTTCTTCCCATACATTAACTTGTGGTTGAGTAGCAACAGTAGGTGGAATAAGTTGAGTACGAATCTTATTAAGACGTTCTATCTCTTGATTAACAGCTGTAAAGTAATCTTCGTTTGGATTAACTCTTCCACTAAGTAGTGGGTCAGTCTGACCTAAATTGAATTGATATTGTGGAGTCATAACGAAAGGTATTTAATTTAGTTCTTAAACAAAAAGAGTAGGAGCAAGAACTCCTACTCTAAAATTTGCGTTTATATCAGCTTATGCAGCCGGCGTTGGAGTCGTACTTGCAGGATGACACGGATTATAACTTGGATAACCAGTTACAGTAGGTTCATTAGGAAGAACCAATTCTCCGGTAATCATACGACAAGTTCTACGCCACAAATTGAAGTCTGCGTGTTCAGCAACTCTCTGAATATCACACTGGATAAGTTTGTCTTGATAAGGACGAGTAGCTTTCAATACAGCAACTTCTGTACGAAGAGCACCAATTTCTCCGGCAAGTTCATCTTTGCTATCGCGTGAATATTTGTACAGGTCAAACGCATCTTGATTATGCTTAGCATTGATTACATCAAAACCATTACGCATTGCAGAATAAATGCCAAACATTTCTTGATTAATAACCTGGCGGTCATTGAAACGTTGTCCTTGTTCATTGTACACGTGTTGCCACATAGCATTAGTCAACGCAACCATATCTTCACATTCTTTACGTTCAAGATATTGTTCGTTTGAACTAATAGCTACTTCGGCAGCAGATGCTCCACAACCACGACCGAACAAACCACAATTTCCAAGACCACCATTGAGCAGCCATAAAGCAGTACCAGCAATACCAAGTCCAAGAGCAGTTCCCGCAACACCTTTGGAAGCATACTCTTTTTCATCTTTCTTACTCCCATCGTTCACTTGTACGAAGCTCTTTCCGTCCGTTTCTTCTACGAATCTCATAATCATTAAGTTTTAAATTTGTTAGTAAATCTGTTATTTGTAATCGACTACGGCACGAAGTTCGGAAACGAACAAAAAGAAAGGACACAATCACAGAATTAACTGTAACTATGTCCTTTTCAATTAGTTATCTTACATAGATAACACCAATATGACTATAAACCTTTCTTACTGCTATACTTACGTACCTTATTAAGTGTAGCTTCATCAAAGTCTTTTTCACTCCAACTAAGTTCTTTGAAACCAACTTCTTTATGACCGGGAGGAATAATACCTAACTTAACATAAGTATCAAAAGTACTTGGACTACAATGAAGAATCTTTTCACAAGCATAAGTTTTACTTATTCTTTTAATACCTCTATTAAGCTTAATAAGGTCATCTATGATTTCATTAAGTTCTTCCTCAGTATGATTACTATTTCCAGCATCTATATTATTTATAGCTTCTTCAAGTAATCCTCTAAGGATTCTTATCTTTACGTTTATCATTTTGAATATCTTTAACATGACTCCTCGCTGCAATAATTATAAATATACCGGCTATAACGTAATAACTACAAAGTAGTTCCATATCTGTAATAGGTATAATAAATACTTTGTCAATAGTCGCAATTATAACATTTACAAGATTTGCCATTATTATATGTCTGTGCCATTTACAAAATCCAAATGTATAACTACAAACATAAAGTATAGTTATATTTGCTATTGAATTACCAAGAAGAAAATCACCAATATAATCAAATTCAAGATTAACATCATACTTATATAAAGTGTTATTAACAAGCATGCCCACCAGTTGTATGGTGGGCATATATTTAATCAGTAATATAAATAGTTTCTTCATCATTTGCTATTACCCGGTTTCTTAGGACCAGTAGTCCCTGTACCTTTGTTTGGTCTTCCTTTTGCCATAGCTTTAGGAGTTTTAATTGGTTAAACATTTGTTATTTCATACAGTCGTCCACTTGTTTGTATCCTATACCAAATTTCATAAAAATAGGACGTAGAATCCAACTCCAAAATATAGGAGCAAGAATAGCAGAATTAAGAAGTACAATCTTATTATCATAATCAAGAGCAAGATAAATAGCAGTAACTACTACGATAGACACAAGAAGAATTGTGCGTTTTAACCATGTAGGAACTTTAGCATCACCATTAAAATAATCTACTACTTTAATCAGTATGTAGGTAAGGACGTTCACTATGAACACATAAGCGAAATCAAAGTTATTAATAATTTGCTTAATTACAATATCTATATAATCCATATCTAAAATTATTTTTAAATTAAACATTTGAAGTAATAGTCCAACCTTTAGCTTCAGCACGAGCAATAGCAGCTAAGCCAGCTTCGGTTGCTTGAAGTTTTCTAAGATTATACGTATTACCAACTCCTTGACTTTTAGGAGAAGCAGTTGTATCAATAAGACCATCAAGAATAGCAATCAAAGTTTCAACAGAATGTTCTTGTCCATAAGCTTGAATTTGAAATTGAGAAATGTTACTAACATTCTTAACAAAAGTAATATAACTAAAATCAAATTTACCAGTAAAATTACTAAAATCTCCTCCTTTAAGAAATTCACAAGAACTACCTCTCCAACTATATCCTGTAACAGTATTTGTAATAGGAACAGAATCAGTAGCATCAAGAGCAACTAAATCTGGAGTATCATAATATTTAAAACACATAGTAGTATTTTTACAAGCAACAAATCTAAATAAATTCATATTTCCATTATTACTGGTCTTAGTACCATCCAAGTCTACCATAGGAAATTCATAAAAGCAATGATAATTATCATCATTAATATCATAATCATTATGAAAAAGAACTATAACATATTTATAGTTATATCCTTCAGAATCAATATAATTTAAATCATTAAAAGCACTAAGCGGTAAATCAAATACAGTATCGCCGCTTTCATAAGTATATAAAGTACTACCTATAAGCCAAGCTTTATTACCAATATTATTAGACCAACGATATAAACTTTTAATCCAAGAATATTCTCTAAAAGCAAATATATTACCAGCTTTATAATCAGTATATTGAGCAAGGGCATTATTAAGCAAAGTTTTCATTCTCGTAAGAATGTCTTCATAACTTTCAAGTTCAGGAGTTCCACCGCCACCACTAATAGCTGAAATCTTACTTGGATATTCAGCAAATGTAGCATCTCCAACAGTAACTCCTTTAGCTTCAATAGCAGCCTTAATAGCTGTCTTTGTTTGAGAAAGTTTATTAAGTTTATCAGCAGTAGTTCCCATTATACAACTTCTCCATTTATTTCATCTAAAACACTATTAATTATTCCAATAGTATTATTTATTTGAGTAGTTACCCATGTTTCAGTAGCATAACCATCTAATGATGGAGTACTTCCAGGTGCACCTATATCTCCTTTTGGTATTCCAACATTTACTTTATAAATAGGATTACCTTGTTGGTCATCTCCAATTTTAGTTATATTACAAGTAGCAGGTTGGTCAGGTTCGAGAGTAGTAATAGTTCCTGTTTCAAATACAGGAGTCTTTCCATCTACACCATTACTACCATCGGCTCCACGTGGAATACCAAAATCTATTTTATAAATAGGATTGCCGCTAACATCTGTACCATCTTGGCGAACATTTGCAGTAGCATCACCGCCAGCATCAACAGTTGTAACATTACCTATCTGCATAACAGGAGTTTTACCATCAGCTCCGCCTCCTCCACCAGATTCAGGATAAGTAATCCAAGTACTACCATTCCACCAAGTAGGCTTACCTAAAGAAGTATCAAAATATTTAAAACCATTAGGTATCTTAGTATATCTATAATTAGGTCGTTGAGATGTAGTTCCACTTGTTCTTATAGCAGAAGATAATTCATAAGGTAAAACTATTGCATCGGTTAACCAATCATCAATAGTAACAGTAGCATTTTCAGATAAAGTAAAATTATTTCCATCAATAGCAGTAATAGTAGCAGTACCATTATTTATATAATCAGAATTTACTATATCTCCTACTTTCCAATCCCAAATACTAATAGAACAAACAACTACATTACTACCTTGAGTAAATTTAGCACTTGTATGATAATGTAGTCTACCACCTTTTAATACTTTATATATAGTATTATTAGATTCTAATAGTATAAAATCGCCAGCACTTAATGTAACAGTAATTCCTGATTTATTAGGAGTTAAATAAGGATAATTAGTTTCAGTATTAAAGCCATTAGTTCTAAGAATACCTATATTAGTTTGATATCCATATTTATAAGCAGAACTAAAAGAAGTTTTAATGCTTTTATAAGAATAATTAATTCCATTAGAAGAAGTATCATTAAGATCTATAGGAAAATTAGCATTTACATCATCATAATTAATACTAAATAAATTATCATTAATATTTATTCCTGAACAATGTTGTGCTTTAGTAATATATTTTGGACCAACATTTTTAGCAGTAGAAGTATTAATAATATTATTACTAATGTTTACATTTCTAGTTCGTCCTCCAGATTGAGTAGAACATATAATTATAGCATAATCTATACTACCAGCAGATGCACCAATTTGATTATTACTAATTTCTAAGTTTGATACATTAGTTATATAATTAGCTCCAGTAGCTCCTTGAATTATACCAAAAGTAAATACAGCAGGAGGAACATTATCAAAATAATTAATAAGTTGATTATAATCAGCACATTCAAAATAGTTATTTCTTACTGAAAGATTATGAATACCACTAAGAGCAATTGCTCCTTTAATATTACCTTCTAATTCATTTCCTTGTATAATACCTCCAAAACCTCCACCTGTAATAGGAGTGGGTTCTGCTTCAATAGCTGCACCAGCTAATTGTTGAAAAATACAATTTTGAATACTTTGTAATGTTGGTTGATAAGTTTCGTGTGAATAATGTATTCCACCACCTTTAGTAGAATTAACACCAATACATCTTTCAAAAACATTAAGAAAAATATTATTATTAACTACACTATGTAAATGATAAATACCTTTTTCAAATTTAGCAAATCCACCATAAACTTTTACGTCAACACAAGTACTTCTAATTATTTCATATAATAGGATAGCACTATCTAATTGAGAATCTTTAGTTATGTATATAGCAAAATTAGATAAATAATCGTATTGAGAAATAATATTATTATTTTTATTAATAGATAATACAGATGCAGAAATATTATTAATAGAAGCTATTAATCCAGTATCAGTACCATTTCCTATAATATTAGTACCATTAGTATAATATGCAACTACATTAATATCTATTTCTTTAGTCACATAATATAACGCACTTAATATAATTGTATGAATATTAGTATTAACTAATACTTCTTTAACTTTATCAAAAGCATCATTAGAATCAATAAGACTTTCTTTTAAAGTTATAAGACCAGTACTATTATTAATAACATTTTTTTTATAAGGAGTAGCACCATACCATTCAGGATAAATACCATTTATTTTCCAAGTACCATCTAAAGAAATATCCTCATTAAATATTTTAATAAGTTGAGCACTTATAACTGTATCATTTCCTACAATAGTACCATTAGATAAACTACCTCCCTCAAATAAAAGAATACAATTATTAGGAACTACAACAGTTCTTCCATCTAAATCATAATCATATTGAATATGATAAATAGTACTTGAACTATTAAATGCATTATAAGCAAGAACATTCTTACCATTTACAATATTTTTACGAAGATAAACTCTACCAAGACCACTAAATTCACTAAGATTATATTCTTTATCTTTAAATTTGAGTTTATCATCAACAACAGTTATATCTTCTTCATCAGGATTATTGATATATTCATTAGTAATATTATTAGTAACATGAAATTCACTAATAGGAACAAGTAAATTCCAAGTACTACCTTTATCATAACTTACTTCAATACCTTGTTCAGTTAAACGAAGAGTTGGGCTAATGCCATCATCACCATCGTCACCATCTTCTCCTGGTTTACCTTGAGGTAATCCTAAGTCCATACGATAAACAGGATTACCCTCAGTATTATCTCCTTCATAAACTAATTTGAAAGTAGGTTCAGTACCATATGGAAGAGATGTAATTTCTCCGGCTTTTAAAACCGGAGTCTTACCATCTTTGCCAGTTCCGCCTCCACCTCCTTCTTCAATTAGTTTATAAAGCTCTCTGTTAATTTCGTCTTGAAACTTTCTTTGACATCTATCAAAGACTTGTTCAGCGAAAACAGCTTTACCATTTTTATTATTCCATATAGTTTGAGCAATAATAAAATGAGCTTTATCTTTAAGACATCTATCCATAATTTATAATATTTCTTTTAGACCATCTTCGGCATAAGTTTCACAATCATATCTCATATTAGTAGTAGGAACTTCTTCTTCTGTATAAGCCGAAAACTTAATATGCTTAACTTTCATAAGACCAACTTCCCAATTAGCATGAATACCAGACCAAGTTCCCCATTCACCAAGAATAGCAGCTTTATCATAAACATTAGCACTTGGAAACCAACAACCAATAAGCATAGTCATAGGATTAAAAGGAACAAAAGCTTTACATATAGCAACAACATCATCATCAATAAGTAGTCGAGTATAGTCTTTAGTCCAATCAATAGACCACTTATGATACTCACCATCATCATAATAATGTTCTACATATTTAAGCGTTTCATTAAGTCCACCATAAACAAGTTCTCCTAATGGAGTTCTATTATTAACAGTAAGCTCACTCTTTCCAAGTTGAGAACCACTTGGGTCTCCATAAATTCCACAACCATCATTCCATTGTTCAGCCATCCAATTATTAAAACGACAAGACCGAGTATTAGCTCCATAATTGACTTCATCAATAGTATCACTAATTTTAACCCAAACAAGATTATCACTTCTAACATAAGATTCAGGTTGTTTAGGGTCAGTACTTGTAACAGCTTCAATAGTAGCTTTAGATGCTTCCCAATCAATTATCCAAGTACCATAATTTTCTCCTGTTTGAGTACAACCAATAGCTTGACGCATACTAAGTCCAGGAACAAACCAATAAATACTTTGGTCATTATTAGGATTAACAGAAGTACGATAAGGAGTATTCTCCGAACCAAGTTCCATATCAATTTCGTTATTAATAACTACCCATGTAGCACCATAACCGGTCTTAACACAATCTTTATAATTATAGCCATTAACTCCAGTTTCTGTCCAAAACTTAAACGTAGCATCATAATCATAAATTTCTTGATAATGAAAATACCAAAGACAAATAGCAAGACCTGTCATTCCTTTTGGTACTTGAAACCAACAATCAAACATACCATAAGGATGATAATCAACTGATTGAACAAGACCACCAACACGAGTACAACGTTGTTGTAGAGGATACTCAAAAGAACTTGGACATTCTATAATATCAACAGGTAAACCATAACCCTCTACACCAGCAGGAGCAACAGCAGGCACACGATAATTATATTTATCTCCATGTTGTTCAAGTATAAGACATTTCTCTTTACTATTAAAATAAATCAGAGAACCATGAGTACCACCACCCATGTTACCACCCCAACGTTTTTGCTTAGCATAATAACGTTTCTTAAACTCTACAATAGCATTATCAAAATCGTTTTCAAAATCTATATCATAATCAGCTTCAGCTTTAGTAAGTTTTATAGATTTAATAGTACGATGTGTAGTACTAAGAACATCAGTATCGGAGACAACATTTATATCCACTTCTCCTACGGGGAGTCCAGATAGTAAGAATCGAACATTGTCGTCTTTCATTTCCGTCATATTAGTAGTAGGAATAGTAATATCATCATTTACTTTAAGAACCGGCATTTTCTTATATCCTGTAGCAAGCATTTCAACTACATCATAATCAATATATTGATATGGGTCTTTCCAGCTATCATTACCTTCAATTGTTCTTGTAGAAAGACCAAAATCATTAATAATGAAAGTATTATTCCAATCATAACTACCAAAGCTCATAGAAGCACTATCACCTATATTGTCAGGAAGAAGCATATTCTGAACAAGTATGCCCCCCATAGGAGAATCTGGAACAACTGAACTTGTCTTAGCCCACGCAAAAGAAGGATTTTGAGCTTGAATCCATCTATAACAATCAGTATCAATAATAGGAGGTTCACTAAGATAATCTTGCATTATACTTACAGTACCACATACAAAGTTGTTAATAGTGACAGTACCACTACCAGTACTAACTCCATTGACAAATGCAACACCATAAGATAATTTAATTCCATATCCATCAGTATTAGGAACTGTAACTGTAAATTTACCATTAGTTACATTATTCTTAATAGTACGATAACTACTTTTACCTGTACGAATAATAGAATTATCTTCACTTGCTGAATCCCATTTGTAAATAGCCCATTCAATATATAGACCTATATTAGTTTCATCGGCAACATTTTCAGTACTATAAGTCAATTCAACTGTATCCGGATTCATCTCTGTTAAATCAAGATGAGTCTTATTTGGAGACATATTTGTTATAGCAATATCATTAATAACTACTTCAACAGGAATACTATTAGAAGAAACTCCATTTTCAACATAAACTCTAAGTGTACCACTTGCTGTACCTGGATTAGTACTCTTATTAGTACAAGTTAAAGTAAGTATGTTATCGGCAATAGAACTAACTGTTTCAATATTAAGTCCACTACTAAACTCATATTTAAGTTTACTCATTTCATTATTGTCAAGAGGGAAACAAGTAAATTTAATTTGAGCAGAACTATCATCAGTAAGATAAAGAGTTTCAGTTTGAGCTGTAATAGTAGTTATTTTAACAGCAGCGCTAATAGCATTAATACGAGCTTGAAAAGCAGCACGACGAGCACTGTCGAGCTTAGGCATATCGAGTTCTGCATCATCTTTCCAAATAGTATCTTCAGTTTCTTCATACTTACTAACAAAGTATTCGATGTTGCTAACGAGTGTATCTTCGCAACCAATCTGACAATATAGAACATTATCTCTAACTCCTACTTGTTGAATCGGACAAATATATGATTCGTCATTAACATCATAAGCTTCAATAGTCATTCCACTTGTACTGGTAACATTAACTCCTGTAAGTTTGAATGTCAAATCTTTATAATTAAAGTTCTCTTTAAAAGACATTTCAACATCAAATTGAAGAGTAGTACCACCGGTTTGAATATTACTAATCTTAGCATATTGTTTCATGTACTTATACTCATATATCTCACCAACAGTAGCAAACCACATCTTATTAGATATAGCTCCATACGTTTGACTTATATATTTAAGGAACTCACCCCAAGTACTACCAACAGCAGTATGACAACAGAAATGAAACCATGTTTTATTTGCAGTATTAGTTTCTCCAAATAAAGCAGTAAGTTTCGATTTAAGAGTGCCATCAATATCATCACTAAAAATACGAGACCAAACTTTATGCCACCAATCATCATCCACATAAGGTTTACAATCAACGGCAGGACTATTTTCTGCAACAGAAACATCAATACGAGGCATATCATCCATAGCAGTCATAAAGACATTATTACCATCAGGACGAGCTATAACTTTCATAATACGATTAGCCATAGCTTTAGTTCTATACATATCGCCAGTAAGACCTTGAATGACATTGTAAATATCTTTATCAGTACCAAACTTTTCAGTTCCAATATTATGATAATAGAAATCTACACCATACTTAGCAATAAGATTCACATCTTCCCATACAAGATAAGGAACCATAAATCTATATTGATTAGTCGCAGTCTTATCAACAGCAATAGTTCTATCCATAAAAGCACCATCTTTATTACCTGCATAGGGCCAAATAGCAACACCTTGTTTAAGACGTTCTTTGCCAAACATAGTCGTATAAGTAAGATAATCATCAAATGTCTTATAAACTACATCAGGTAAATCACCTGCAAGATATTGATTAGCATGATACATCCAACTGCCAGCACCACCATCAACAGTATGAATACTAATAGGTCGTTTATTTATAGCAGCCCATACAACTGATAGTGTAGTAGTATTACAATCATCAGTTGTAAAACTAACAACATTTTCAGTATCATATTTAAGAGGTGGAATAGCCACAGCATAAGTACCAGATGGAACTCCTGTTATCTTAACACGAATTTTACGCATTTGACCTTTAGTATAAGGAGAACTATTTCCCATTTCCATATCAGCAATAGTCTCTTTAACTTCTTGTATATCATTTGCGTTCTTAGTAACTTTATTATTAGTAGAAGTAAATTTATCATCTACTTGTTTTTTAGTATAATAATTACTAAGGTTAGGAGCTTCACCTTTAACAGTTAAATAATGGTCACCAATTCCGTTCTTAAACCAGTATTCAACAATACCAGTAGAAGTTTTAATACCGACAGTAAGACCAATGGCTCTCGCATCTGGTGCAAGAGCCATAAGAGCTTCTGTGGTACTACTATAAGGACCATATTTAGCATCAATATTTGGAAGAAGATTATATTCGCTATCTGCCGCATTATTAACGATAGGTTGACTTATATTAATACCATCCATATATTAATCGTTTTTACAAGTTATACGAATATCTTCTGAAAAACCACCACTTGGATTATACAAGAAAAACATTGTATAATGAATACCATCATATTCTCCTGCATCGAATGGTTCTTTATATGCACCTTTCTTAGTACCATTATCCCACAGAACAGATACAAGAACGTCGCCATATTCAGCATGAACAAGAGTCATGCCATCAGGTATAAGAAGCCAATGTACATTCTCTGTTTGATTAATAGTAAATGTCTGAGCAGAATTACCTACAATTTTCTTAGATTGTCTACCCGGAAGAGACATAAGTTCAGTAGCTGTTTTAGACTTAAATGCAACAGCACCAGCTGAACCATTAACAGTAGCAGGTCCCCAATACATAGTAAGTTCTTTAGGAGGAGCAACACAATTAACAGTATAAATATTAGAATAATAACTTGTACCGTCATTACCTTCAATCTTAGCACGCCATTTATATTGTTTACCCTCAGCCATAGCTATTGACAAAGTAGCAAAAGTTACAGGACTATCAATAGAAAGATTTTCTTGAAGAGCAATATCACCACCTGCTTCAACTTGATAGATTGTAAGACTGTTTGGTTTTGTTTTACTCTTATTGCCAATAGCAAATGTAGCTTTATCATAGGTAACAGTTTGAGCACCTGTAACAGTAGTAGGTATATTAAGAACAAAACTACTAATACTTGGTTTATCATCTTCGGCAACAGCAACAGTATATTCATTTGACTTATATACGTTACCGTCAGAATCTTCAATAGTAGCATACCAAGTATAAGTTTTACCAACTTCAACATCAAGCATTTGAGATTCATCAAAATCTAAAGGACTCGTCAAAGGTTTATTAGCTTGAAGAACTGTATTGGTATTCTTATAATAAATAAATAAACTATCAGGTTTAGCAGCATCTATATTATCAATAGTGAAAGTTGCTTGACTAACTTCAATACGTTGATTACCTTTAAGGTTTGTAACATTAACTTTAAAATTGCTAATAGCAGGAGATTGTTTATCCGTACAAGCAAAGTTAAGAGAAGCATTAACGTAATTAATAAGTAAATCAGCTTTCTTATACTCACCAACTTCATAAGCACAACAAGCAGCTTGGAACATATTCCAGCAATTAAGAACTTGTCTGTTAAGACCACGGCAAGTAGAAGCACAATCTTTCAATAAGTCAACTCCTAAATCACTCATCTTAACAAGCAACTTAGTATAGACACATTCATATTTAGCAGGAACTACAAGATAAATATAAGTTCCATCCACATTTTTAATCATGCTTATACAATTAAACGATTATACATTTCACTAACATTTTCAGCTTGTTCATCAGTCAAATCATCACAATACACATTTCTCATGTGATATAAGATAAGAAGAACATGATAATCACAAAGCATTCCATCAGTTAGTACAAACCCATTATCTTCCAATGTAGCAATATTAACTCCATCTTCAATAACAGTTTGTTTTACTTTCTCAAAATCAAGATTAACCATATTCGATTATTTAATAATAACATTGGTCATATGAGTAACATAAGATTGGAACTTGAGATTAATCTTATTAGTAAACGTAAGTATCTTATCTTCTTTACTAAGACTACTATTATAAATAATATCAAACATATCTTTCTCAATTATTTCCATCCAATCTTTATTAAGAGAGTCAGAGGCTTTAACACCATTGATTTTATATAAAGACAATGTAGCATAAACCGAGTAAAACTCTGTATTAACTATATTATGGATATTAGCAATAACATTCTCTTTATTAGCTTCTATATGATTATTAATAATAGTCGTAGACACAAAATTAATAAGTCTCATACCGGAAGAGAACATTGTATCCTCAATAGCAGCTTTACATTTATCTTTATCTTTCTCAATAATGTTTTTTGTAATATCAGTAAGAAAAGAACTTATAGCATTAATAGACTTAGTAAGTTCAGTACTAAGTTTAATTTGAACATTTTCTTTTCTATTATCTATAATCTTAGTTATAATAAGATATATAGCTACAACGATAGCAGGCGTAATACCTTGCGCAAGAGCTTCTTCGATTAATTCCATTTGGGACAAACTAAAAAGAGAAGTCACCAATATTAATATTAGCATTAACATCAGTAACTTCTCTTTTACGATTAGTATTAAAACTTTCTTATGTAAGCCCTATTATGCTCCCGGACTTGCAGGTACTTCACCGCCAGCAAGAATATCAAGGATTGTATCCATAGTAGCAATTGCGGCAGAACCAGTAGGATAAGCGATTTGAATAATCTGATGAACAACCTCATCACGAGTCTTCATTTCGCGCGGTTCAGCAAAGCGGAGAGTATAGATTGTAAATCCTGTATCAGCCTCGTCAGCTTGGGCAAGCGGATTAAGAGGATAAGCAGGATACAGTCCCTCGAAGTCATTATAGGTATATTCAAATCCAGCATCAGCAGCAGCTTTCTTTGCCAAATCAGCAACATAAGCAGCATCGCCATAAGCCGGAGTACCTTGTGTAGTAACAGTTACCGTTGTTCCCATAAGACCGTCAGCAGGAACGATTTCGTAATCTTTTCCAGCTTCAAGTGCAGTAATGGTAATCTTGGCAGCAGCAGCTACAGCTTTGACTCCGTTTCCCTGTGAGTTCGCATTAATATGGTTAGCAAGTTTAGAAGCAACATCGTTTGCAGTAGGATTAGCTCCGGTATGTACCGTAGACGTCCATTTGTTCCGTTCATTGAACTTCAAACCTTTCTTTGCAACAATGATACTATAATCCTGATATGCTTCCGGAGTGCCAACTGTAAGTTCAGCAACGAAAGTAGTAGCAGCAGTATAAGTACCTTTGGTAAAAGTAAAGTTCTTTTTGAAAATAGGATAAACAATTTGTCCTAATTTCGTGTTCGGATTCTTCCAAAGAATGTTAGCACGTCCCTTGATTTTAGCAGCAGTAGCAGAATCTTTCACAAGAGTTTCAACACCATTTTCCAAATACGTAATACCAACCTGCCCAGCAGCCGTCAAAGGAACAGCAGTAGGATAAGCAGCATTGGCGGCTAAAATAAATTGTCTCATAAAGCCTTAATGTTTTTGATTAATAAGTAGTTATTGACCTCCGTCAGAACTTGGTTTACTACCTAAACTTTGAAGATAATAATTAACAGCATCAGTAACTATGTCCTTATGAAGATATTCAGGTAAGTCACAATTAACACTGTTATCAGGATTTTCTTCATCAAGAATAACCACAGCTGGTTTCCTAATATAAGTATAGATAATAGCAGCAGGTTTAGCCGGATTGTCAGTTGTTCCGGTATAGACATCAACAACGAGATTTGCTTTATTACCATTAACGGCAACAACCGGATACCGTTTAGTAGGTCTATTGCAAAAGTCATCAAGCGTATCATAAAGAGATTCACGTTCTATAAGCCTACAATGTACTACATCATTGTCAGAGTAAGCACAATCAAAGCCAGTATAAAGATAAACATCATCGCTATCAAGAATAACGTTATAAGGTTCATATTTAGTTCCAGCTCCTTTTATAGCATCACCGCTAACTTTATCATGAGTATAAAGAGTATATAGACCGTTAATCGGACTAACCTTTGCATTATCCCTTGCGACCTTATCGGAAAAGCTCATTCCAACATTCTCACGAAGTATGGAACGAGCTTTAGCGTCAATGGCAAAGTTAATGCAAATATCAATATTTTCAGAGAAGATAGCACGAGTAGTTTGAATACCCATTTGCTGTCCAAGTTCTCTGAACGTTACGTGCATCTCCTCTATGGTCATATTAGATATACTTTAATTTGTTCTTAAAAGCAGCAATAACATTAGCGTTATCGGGGTCTTTAGCCCAAGCTATTGCTTCTTTCATGTTAGCACCGATAAATTCACCGTCCTGCGTAGTAATGTTCTGATTAAACTTAGAACGGACAAACTCACCACGAGAAATAAGCAGTTCAATGAACGACTTAATCTCAATGTCTTTATCCTTAACAATATTGTTAAACTTAACAGGTTCAGCAGTACTAAACTTATCAAGTTGAACTTCTTTTTCAAGTTTATCGTTAAGCATTGAGTTAACAATCGGTAAACCAGCAATAACACAATACTGAATGTAAACTGCATCAAACATATCGTCATTACCGATAACTTCAACATAGTTACGTTTAGCATTGTTAATCTCTTGACGAAGTTTTTGCTGACGTTCTCTATCTTTCGTATCATCACGGAAGTAGAATCTTACATAAGGGTCGCTATTAATAATAGCAGTATCTTTCGCAATATCTCTGTAAAGTAAACAGTGACGATAAAGCAGATATTCAGCTATATTAACCGGACTACCGTAAGCATGAAGTTGACTCTCAAGATTATTAATCGCCATAATCTTAGCATCAAGAGCTTTACGAAGTTCTTGAATATTCTGACGATTAGCTTTCTTATATTGAAGTTCAATAGCTTCTTCTTGCGCCTTAAATTTAAGATAATCCCGCTTATGGTTAAATTGGAAAGAACAATCAAAAGTAACTCCGAGTTCATCAACACGAACTTGAATGTTATTCAAATACTGTTTAAGACGAGAAATAAAATTTTCATTGTTAGGAGAAAGACCAAGAAGTTGAGGAAAGTAAGCTTCAACCTCTGCACGATTCGATGCAAGTACTTGTGAACTACGCACGGAAGAACCAATGAAATCTCTCCGCTTAGGAAGTACTTTATCGTTTGCTTTACGATACAGAGAATAATTCTGAATCAGAGCAATACTTACAGTACGATTATAAGTGAAAGGTGCATCAAGTTCTTCATCCGATTCTTGTTGTGCAGTCTTAATCGGTTCTTTCTTGTTCTCATCTCCTACGGGGGAACTCCCTGTTTCTCCGCCAGCTTTTAAAGCATTAGTAGCTTCTTCAGTTTTGCCAGCACCAGCTGTATTAAAATCCATATTAATTATTGTTTAGAGATTAATTAAAGTACACATTCCAACATGAACATCTTCGTAGAGTTGTCCACTTGCAGACCACGAGAGCCTTTGACTTCAAAACGGCTCATATCAATTTCCGTAGAAATAAAGTTGCTATCAGATACACCCCAAGATGCAGGAACATCCGTCATACCTTTCAGAACTTTAGCCTTATAAATCTGACCTTTCTGTCTTACTTGGCGAACATTCTGATGTCCCTTATAAGAAGAGAAGTCAATAAAGCAAGCCTGATGCGAAGTCATAGGATAGCCAGTTCTTGGATGAATATATCCATTCTGTTTTGCAGCTTCGGCAACAGTACCTTTGTCAAAGAAAGAACAGTGTTTACAAGTAATTGTATGACCGTCAACAGTCTTATATTTACGGAAGTAAGCACCATATTCAAGATTGCTACCGCTACCTTGAATTTCTTTATCACCCAGCGGTGTCAAGAAGCCGTTCTCTTTGGCGTCCATCTTCATTGCTTCGTCGAAGTCTTCCAAAAATCCCTTACCCGCCATGAGCACGATATTCATTGTGCCCTCGTCTGTATCACGGTCAAGAACATCACCAACGGTTCTCTTAAGTTTGTTCAAAGTAAGATACTCACCATAAGTATCATAGTTACTTTCACGACAAATCTCAAGCATACCGGCAGTATGAGGAATTGGTTTACCATTATCGCGGTCTTTGAGAGTAATAGTACCATCTACCATACGATTGTACTGTGCAAGCCACAGACGTTCTTCTCCAAGAACACGCATATGAAGATTGAACTGACGCATCTCTTCGTTAATCCACAAACGGCTCTTACCACCACCTGCACCTTCAAATTCATATTCAGTGATAACATTAGCAAGGTTACCGGCAATCTCTTTACTATGACGATAGAACTCAAGCTGACTTGTCATCTTACCCGGTCCCATAGTATTAGAACGGTTACCCTTAGAATATGATTCAGAAACCGTAGGAGCAGTCAGTGACCAATACTTACCTTTAGCAAGAAGAGTAGGGTCAACAAAAGCTTCAGGATTAACTGTATCAAGTTTCAGAATGTAACCATAACCATAAGCCGATTCGCCTAAGTCTTTCTGAATACGAACAGAAGTCTTACCATCAGGTCCAATAAGACCATGTTGTTCAATAAACCAATGAGTTGAGAAGTGAACTTCAAATTCAACTCCACCAAGACCCGGTTTAGTAACAGCAGTATTGAAGTAAGTAACAAAGTCCGTAAACTTGTAACGTCCCATTGTCTTCCAAGTCCACTGAACAGTATCAATATCAACAACACCGCCAGCACCTTGTCCCTCTGTCATAAAACTAAGAGGGAAACGGTCATCATCAAGACCATAATTATAAGTTAGAAAACTGTTGATTTCAACAGGTTTTTGCAACTGTAAATATGCGATAGATTCTTCATTAGAATAACCTCTATCTTCATAATTACCAGTGCTGATAACACGCATTTTATACATACACGCAGTAAAATTTAGTTATTGATTATAACCAAAATCTGTTTTACTTCCTTTTGGTTTACCGGAAGCCGGAGGAATTATGCGAGCTGTACGTTTGTTATTTTCTTTAGCTGTAAGTCGAAGCTTTTTAACTTCTTGGTCTTTAATAGCTAAATTAACTAAGTCAGCATAAGTTCCACCAGTGAATCGGAGATACGCACGAAGTAGTGAATCATCTCGTCTTTGTTCAGGAGTCATAGCAGCAAGTTCGTTAATATAACGACTATTTCCTTGTTCGTCTACTTGATAAACGTAGTTAAAGAAATCAGTAGGAGTAGCAGCAATTTTCTTTCCGTCTCTATTAATAATAATAGTTTCGGGAATCTCATAACCGGCTATCTTACGACTCTTAATAACTTCTTGGACACCGTTCCAATACTTATCGGATTCTTCTTGCTCTTTAGCAGCAGCTTCACGAGCTAATTGTGCTCTTTCTTCTTTAGCCGCATTGTCAGCATCAATAAGTCCTTGAAGTTCTTCTTGAGCAGTAGTAAATAGAGTACCCTTATCTTTAAGATATTGAATATACTCATTTACATTGCCACGTTTATTGAACTCTTTAAAACTTTCACGAATGATAGCTTCTTGTTGTGCTATATTCTGTTCGTCAATCGTAATATTACTTCTGTCTTTAACTTCACCAAATCCATCAAGAGAATTGCCATTAGCAACATAGTAATTAATCACATCAGAAACGATAGGATAACGTTCAAGAAGTTGATTAACACCAGCTTGAGCAAACTCTTCTTGGCGTTGTTCGATAACAGATTCAACATAAGCAGCAACTCCGGCAGGAGTATTGTCAAATTCAACAGGCTTTCCATCTTCATCAACAATGTCTACACCAAGAGTGTCCTTAATTGCATCAATAGAAATTTCATTAGCTCCGTTATCTACTTCAAAACTTGCAATGAAATCTTTAACATCCTTAGCTTCTTTAAAGACATTACCGTCTTTATCAACTAAGTTACCATCTTTGTCAACGGTATAGCTATCTTCGCCAACTTCAATAGTAGTTCCCTCAACAAGCTCGACATCACCATTGCCGTCTCCATTACCATCACCACCATTACCATTGTCTACAGCGCCATTTCCACCGTTTCCATCACCTGTACCATTTGCTCCACCTTTGTTATTATTACCATCTCCATTATTATCTGGAGCAGCAATAGTAATATCATCAGCAGAACCTGTACCACCTGCACCGGCATTATCTAATCTGCCAGTATCCAAATCAGTTCCTTGTCCGCCAGCACCGCCATTATCAGCAGCTCCACCGCCAGCATTTCCATATCCAAAATCAGGCATACGTCTATATGTTTATTAGTTATTACATGACAAATATAATTTTTATTTATACCTTATATAATAGCACGTTTCCGATAAGGACTACGAGCTGGATAAATTTGTTATCTATTTAATTACTGCCGGACTACCTGTACTCCAACTCACTATTAGCAAGACACGCACGTAGACCTACATAGGCTGCCCACCATACGACAAAAATAGTTACTGTGAACAATCTATCGAATATAAGGCAAAAGCCCATACAGCTCGATTCTGCGCCCCGTAGAGGATGCAAAGACTTGTCAATATAAACGAAAAAGGCTACCACCACTTTCACAAGCAGCAATAGCCCATCCACCAACAGAAACGTAATTTACTTATTTACTTTTAGATTTAGTAGCTTTCGGTCTATCAAATCTATTCTTATTTTCTTTCGCAACTTTAAGTTTAACATTGCTATCATATATCTTAGCAGCAACTTCTTTATCTTTAGCATTAGCTTCAAGGTACATCTTTTCACGTTCCATACCTATCTTCTGTTGTTCAAGATTATTAGATGCTTCTTGCATACGTTGTTCAGCAGCAGCTTTAGTTTGCTCACTAAGACCATTATCAAAGCTCATAATATTAGCATTAGCCTTAATCATTTCTATTTCACTATCAAGATACTTTTCGAGTTCAAGAGTCTGTCTATCTTGTTCACCTTTAGCAGCAATCTTATCAAGTTCATATTGTTGAAGCATCTCTGCATTTTGAGCATCCATTTGCTTCATTTGTTCTTCATGTTGTTGATTAAGTTCAGCAAGCTCATCAAGCATACGTTTAATTTCCGCAGAATTATCTCCTTCAATAGCAGCAGCGGCAATTCTTGTATCTCCATTTTGAGCAGCACTAAATGCAAGTTCACGATATTGGTCAAGTTTATCTTTTTCACGAGCAGAAAGTTTACACTTAATAACATAGTCTGCAAGAATATGACTATTGACATCAAGAGACATATAACGAATCTGATTATTATTATCTCGATAAGACGTATTAAGACCGTCAATCCAAGCTAATTTAGAATAGTCAATATCTCTATTATAATCATGCTCTCGCATAATATCAAACATAAACTCTATAATTACACTACCCATAGAACCACGAATGATAGCTTCTTCGGTAGTACCTTTACCAGCAGATGTAGCAATCTCTCCATAACGTTGAGGAGTCATATCTACTTGGTACATAGCTTTCTGTTCGTTAGCATTAATAAGATTCGTAAGTTGAGTGATATAATCTCTTGTATCTGCATTCAACATACGAGTCTGTGCCGCTTTAACCATACCAGTATCATCAGTATCATCAATATAAAGTACACCATCAGCTGCCATCTTATAGATAGTATCTTCTGGAACTTTACCAAGAAGAGAACGAGCAACAAGAAGAACATTAAGTTTGTTCTTAGCAATAGCCATCTCTCTATGATAAGCAACTATATTACCAAATACTTGATAAGGCAACATAATGTCTACAATACTGAATCTACCATAACCCGGAATAAGTTCCATAAGACCATTATAAGGAAGCTTACCATTACGGTTATAAGCAATAGGTCTGTACTTATAAGGATAAACAGCTGTGTTACGAGTACCGATACGAACTGATTCATAAACCTGTGGTTCCCATACCCATTCAATACTAATATCACCAGCTTGAGGATTAAGAACATAATTCTCATCAACTATTGTTTCAGTAATAAATCCATTAATTTGAGTTTGAAGAATACCACGTTTTACTTCACCTCTCCAAACAACGTGCCATACATCATAAAGACCACTATTAAGGTCACGAGCCATAGGTCTATCGTCTTGGAATCTCTTACGTTCTTCAGGACTAAACTTAGAACAAATATCTTTATTATAAGAATAATACTTATCAAAGTTAAGAAGAGCACGTTCACTTCCGCCGTTAACAGTATCACGAGCATAATAAGTATCTAAGAAAGCAATCTGGTCATCGTCAAGATAATCAGCAAATTCATCCATGATTTGTTGATAACTAAGTTTACGACGTTCAGCAAACATATCATAATCTTCAACGAGAACGCTATCATTAGGTACAGGATAAGCATCGCGAACACTGACTACACGTTTGATAAGTTTAGTTCCAGCAATTTCAGTATATGTAAAACAGCGACCAAAGGAAACAAATTCAAAATAAGCTCTAATATAAAGAGCCAAATCGTCAGTAAGGTCACGAATTACATTAAGTATTCTTTGTCCTTGAATGGTAATATCATCAATATAGTTCTCATTAAATTCCTTAATGAAAGCTTCAACATCTATTTCAGATGCAGGATTAAATTGAGCTGGGTCGTTACCACCATTTACAAATTCTTGATAAGCTCTTTGAATTTCAGCAGCAATAGCTTGTTCAGCAAGTCCCATTAGTTCTTGCGTAAGTTTCGCATCTTTGGCAAGAACCACTTCAGGATTATTAGCACCAACAATAAAGTCATGAGGATTCTTAAGATATTCACTAACATAACGTCTAATAACACCACCCATTAAATCATAATTACGCATCGTAGCAGGAAAACGTTTATATTTATCTTGAGTAGCATTATAAGGATTAAGAGCTTTACGGTAATATTCTTCTGGTATATTACCATGAAGAATATCAAACTTTTCATCTACGTCAGCGTCCTCTTCTGAATCCCTAATAGATTGCGCAAGAGCAATCACACCATCACAACAGTTAGCATACCATTCAGGTTTTTGTCGTTCTTCATAGCTAACTCTTTGAGATGGAAATAAGTTTCTTGGAAACGGAAAATCCATATTAATATTTGTATTAAATTAAAACCATTCTCTTTCCATAATATCATTAGGGTTATCTGCATCTTCAAGTTTTTTACGACTTGATAATTCAATCTTACCCTTAACATCTATACTTTTCCAGTATATTCCTATCAATAACATTTCTGATAGTCGGTCAAAGTTACCCATAGGATTCCACTTTTTAATCTCCAATACGGCTTGGTAATCATATATACGTTCAAACATATATACTGTTTCACCATTAGCATCTTTACCAATAGGAGTCCAAAGAAACTCTTTAAATAGTCGTAGAGCGTCAAGTTTTCTTGTTCCTTCGGATATAATATAACCGTAAGTACTACTAACCTTTTCTTTTATATTAGCATCCCAAACATAAAGAGGTTCATGAGCAAGATAACGAAGCATTCTCCACTTCTTAAAGTTAGATACAGTTTCACCACGATTGACTTCTGGAATACCAGTACCAACAGCATTATACCATATACACAACATTAGAAATATATAATCAGCTTCTTCAAGTTTATCAGGACGACCATAATAAGCAGCGCAGACTTTAAGTTTAAATCCATTACGCTCGTTAGGCATTTCCCAAACATGAATACTATTATGAGAATGTTTATCAGTAATTTCGTTTTTATCTTTATCAATACCAACAGGGTCATAAGTCACAACATAAGTTCCTTGTTTAATCTCACGAATACGTTTATCATTAACATAATATTCATCATATTCAGGAGCAAACCAAACTCTTACACAACCATGCGGGTCTTCATTACCTTTACGAGGAACACCTTGAATCCAATCATAAACTTTAGCAGTAGGGTCTTCAGCTTTTATACGAGCATTACTTTTAAAAGTTACATGACCAGCTTCATTTCTAAATAGTTGTCCATCTACATAAAACTTGTAACTACTATCAACACGAAGTCTTTCTTCCCATTGATTAAATCTCTCACCAACAAAGATATTCTCACTTGCACTACTAAATGATTCAGCAGGGAACAAAGCTCTTTGTCCAACATAACCAAGATAATCAGAGAAAGACTTAGCATCTTTTTTCTTCTTAGCTCGACCACGAGCAGCAAGTTTAAGACCTACTTCAATATCACTATTACCCCATTTATCAACACCATATTGTCCATCTATAACTCCCTCTATACCCCAAGCAAATGATTTAAAGAATCCGCAAATCTCACCACGAGCATCTTTATCCCAAACATTTTCAAAAGGCATAAAATTATAAGCAAGAGGATTATAAAAGTTCTGTTCAAATATTTGCATATTAGTAGCAGTAGCAGTTCCCCAAGCAACTAACATACCGGTAGTAATATCACCAACAGTCATAGCAGGTTCAGTAACTTTCATAAAGTCATCAAAGTTCTGCATGGTAGACAGCTCTTCTACATTGACACCAACAGCATCTTTACCGATAGCACAGTCAGGGTCATTATTTGCAGATACACTAATGAGAGAACTTTGCCAACTATCTTCAGCTTCAACTCCATTAGGAAGCCTATATCCAAGACGAAAGTCTTCAACAGTAGAACTAAATATTCCTCTTTTAAAAGGAGTCTTTTCTTCATAGAATTTAAGATTAGCAACGGCAAAATCAGTAAGTCCACCTTTCTTAGTAAGATACTTTTTATCAGCAGCAACATTAATAAAGACTTTATGTTTTCTAAGGTTAACAGCATTACTTGCACGAGCAGCCATCATATAAGAAAAACCACCACGACGAGTCTTAACAATAATAAGATGGAAACCATTATTCTTAGCAAACTCAAGAACATTATGTGTCCAGAATTGAGCATCTATAAAACGAGGAAAAGCATATTTCTTTTCAGCAGTAGTAACGTTCTTACCAACAACAAGAGTACTATCATCGGTAAGTTCCATACGTGTATAATTAAGATAGTTATAATAGTCACCACTTATATGAATATTCTCAATTTGACCATGTTCATTAAGCCAACAAGGAGCATCATATCCATTCTTACGTCTATCACATTCACGACGACGAAGTTGTCTATGTGGAATACTATCAGGCTTATAATGAGTATATTTATTATCACGAACATAAGTATCAGCCATAAATGTAAACTTATCTGTATGGACAAATCTACCCGGTCTAATATTCATAAGAAAACCACCACTATCACCTATAAGAAAATAATTATGCGGGTCATAATAACCAGCTTCAGTAGCAGTTTTATAGCGACTCTTATCTTCTTCTATAAATTGTTTAAAAGGATATTCTTCTTTAGCCATAACATCTACTTTAGCAATAGTGTCAATACAACAATGGCGACACTACCAATAGTAGCACCGCCTAATATCTTGTTTCTACGTTTGGTAGAATTAACTTGTTTTTGAAGTACTTGAACGTTGTTGTAACATTTTATAAGTTCGGCATTATAAATACTATCAAGAGTATGATATTTAAGTCTCTCAAGTCTAATGATAGTATCTTTAGCATTAATAATGTCAGGACAATGTTTATGTTCAATCAACTTAACATTAGCTTTGCGAATTAAGTCGATACTGACAGTTACTTTCGTTGTGTCCCCCCGTAGGGGATGTGAAGCATCACTCTGACACCAACCGCTCGAACAACTCAACAGAAGAGCTATCACTAAGAGCATTAGCTTCATTAATTTCATCTTTAATAGTATTTTTAATATGAACAATAGTACTATCTTTTTGAGTAATAACTAACTCAATAGAATCAATCCGAACTTTATTAATAGCAGTGTCTACACTTGTTAATTTAAGTTCGCTTCTACTACTTATCTTGTTAATTATCACCACTTGTAGGCATAAGTTGATTATCGCCATAAACAACAACGTTATTAATAACTTCTTCATGATTCTATTGATTAGTTAATTAATGATTATCAGAAACCCGTATTTTAGCATATCATTTTAGACTACTAAGAATGGTTTCAAGTCGAGCAGACCATTTACCATCAACTTCAACATTAACGACTCTTTGAGCCATTTTAATAGCAGCAATTTTACCTGTGTTCACACAAGAATCAAATAATTGTTCTGCAATAGCTTGACTTTTAAAATCATCAAGATTAAAGCAGTCCCAATAGTTCTTTTTATATAAGTCTTGAACAGCCTTTTCAAGCTGTGGAGTTTTCTTAGCAATAGAAGCAAAAGTCTTAGGATGATGTTTCTTTAAATCATCTAATATAATCCAACCAACCCAATTAGGATTAGCTCTACGAGAAACACCTTTATAGGTTTCTCCACCTGCATCGTCAGGGTCATTTACATAACCGCCTTCTGCAATTTCAAGTTTCTTATATGCTTTAGCAAATTCAGCCATAACTTATTAATCTCCCCAAATAAAATAATAACCTTTTCTTTGAAATTGAGGTTTCTTTAGACCCTCATTACGATTACAAGTAACTCGTATTTCAGTACTTGTAGTGACAATAGATTCAGCAGCCCAATATGCGCTACCATATTCTTGTCGTTCACCAGTAGCAATATTAATACGAATAACTTTTCTTGGTCGACGATAGTTTTCATCGAATACTATCACTCGTTCAGTACTCTGTTTATCCATCCTCTTAAATACTTTATATTATTACCTTTAGCGGCTATATCATTATAATAACGAATACGCTCAAGTTTATATTTAGCAACAAAGAGTTCTCCACTCATTGTACTATCAGTACGAATAATCTTAAGACTATCTTGACATCTGCGAAGTTCTTCTTTAAGAGAAACAACTTCTTGAATAGTCATTGTGTCAGGAGTAGGAACATATATAATTTGTTTAGCAGGATTACTTTCATAATGACACTGCATCATTCCTGGAATACAAAGTAATACTAATAGTAATACTCCAACCAGCCCTCCAATCATTTTATTTAAGCTCATTGTAAATCAAGTTTAAATTGTGTATTAACAGCACCAGCTTCAAGCTGCATACGTCTATCATTAAGTATTAGTTCAATTTCTTGTTTACGATACTGCATAACATGGAATGTTGTTTTCTCTTTAGGATTCTCTTTAATATGATAGAGACCATCAGGAAAACGTTTAGGTTGTCCATATTCATTAAGTTCAAAGTCAGAATCAATATGACAAAGCCACATCCCAATACAAGGAATACCAAGAATAAGTTCTACCATAAAAGCATACATACTAAGTTGTAGATTGTAAACACTTCCATTACAATTAGGAAGATTATTAACAGGAGGTAGAAGAAAGTCTTGTTTAGGAACCCATATATCTGTAGTTTGAGCCGGCTTTTGACTTTTATCTTTCTTGAAGTAACCAGCTTCAAATTTAAGTCCACCACGATTTGTTTTCCAATCGCCAATTACAAACTTATCTTCTCGAAGAAGAAGAACATCAATAGTACCACTAACAAGAAAATCAATAAGAAACGTTCCAATCTCCGCATATATCTGATAACCATTATCAGTATAACGTTGGAACACTTCATATATTTGTGGATACTTATTTTCAGTAAGTTCAATAAATTCAGATAAATCTAAGAGACGATAATTACCAAGAATAGTAGGTATATCAGCAATAGTAATCATTTCACCGCTTTGACGAGTTTCAAGATATTGAATAGCTTTCTTAAACTGACTTCCTCCTTTAATACCATCTTCAAGACCATTGTGAGTATTAGAACCACGTTCACAAGCTTCGTCTTTAATAGTATCCCATTGTTGTTCCAACTTCTTCTCTGATATGCCCAACTCTTTGGACTTCTTTCTCAACCAATAGCTCTTATCAAACTTAGGTTGATAGTTATGAAGAATTGTAGTAGTGGATATATATCCATTACCTAAAGTATCTGTGTATTTATGTTGAGGCTCATCAAATACAAGACGTATATCATTATATCGTTTATCTCTTAGTTCTAACATAACTTATTCTTCTATCATTGAACTCATGACAGCATTACCACCACGAGCTATAGTTTGTTCTTCTTCATAAAGTAAGTTCTCTTTAGCAGCATTAAGTGCTTTCATAAGTGCTGGAATTTCAGCAGTCTTTTTATTAAGATTATCCATAATACCAATAACAGTATTAGCTTCTTCAATACTCATTTCGTTATTGAGTTTATCAGTAAGTATTTCATTCATCTTATTAGCAGCCAATGCAACGTTATGGATACTTCTAAGAAGAGTTTCAACAGCAGTTCCAGCGACAGTTATCTCCGCATTATAATAACGTTTGGCGAGTTTCCAAACAAGTAAATCCGGTTGATAAGTCTTAGGTAAATCAAAGTTTTCAATAGCTTTTTTAATAGCTTCATTATCACTAAGTCCCTCTTGTTTACAAAGTCCTTTAGGGTCTGCAAGATAATAGATAACACCAACTTCTTTAATATATTGACTTTTATCTTTAGTCTTATCTCTAAGCCAAAGTAACTGAACGTCTTTATCAAGAAGTTGTTTAATGTCCGGTGCTTGCGGCATACCAGTCTCGTCTATTGTCAGCAGTTTATCTACTCGTAGTTTATTAGCCATGATAATTATTAGATTCTTGATAAGCGATTTCTACATCCCAATCAAATTCAACAACAGTCCAATTTCTATAACAAAGAAGATATAAATTAGCATAAGCGTCACCAAACTGTTTTCTCTTATCCATCCATAGTTTAAGATACTTCTTCTTGAACACGTTCATCTTTCGCTTATGTATCTCCATGTTCTGTATCTTCATCTTCTCTTTCTTCATCACACCCTTACAGTAGGCTACATATTCTTCTCGTGAAAGTTCAGAACGTTTCTCTTTAAATTCCTTATAATGACTTATCATAGCCATTTTAATAGGACTACGACGAATATTTCCAATATAAGGTAATTGAACACATTGTCCTGCAAGGAGTTGAGCAGCAGCTTCTTTCTCTAATGAATCAACAATACTTCTACATAGAACTCTATCGTCTTCTGTAACAAAATCAATATCATCAAGAATATTATCAATATCTTTATATATCAGTAGATAGTCATCATCAAGTTCATGGTCTATAACTCTGTTTCTAACAATTTTTTTCTTAAAGTCCATATCAATAGTTTTAAGTGTGGAAGCAACAGCAGATTATGCAACTTTCACAAGCTGATTTATTCCACCGCCCGTAGAGGATGTGAAGAATAACAACATAACCAACCGTTGCTTCATAATATAAACTAATAGCAGATACGTCTTAATTCAAAAGTGGAGATTCTTCTCTTTCGGCAGTAGCAGGTTCTTTAGGAACTTTGAAAGGACATTCAGGAGTAACATCCTTTTTATAACCACCTATAATATCATTGACAGGAATCATACGGAAATCAATGAAGTAACAATCCGGAGCAAGTTCTCTCGCTGCCATATCAGATGTACTACCATCATTAAAGTAGCTTCCAGTAACAATAGCTCTTACAAGAGCATTATCAGAATTACAATAACGACCAACAGCAGTCGGGTCAAGAATGTTTTGTGGGATTGTAATAAGGTTAGCTCTTTCAAGAGAACTTGTAGGAATAATCAGTTTATCCATAAGTTCACAACCATTAGCGTTAGTTTCTCCATCATGAAGTTTAGCAAGAACAGGAACACATTTAACCATAGTAGTCTTGTTATTCTTAACATTACTTACTACGCTATAAAGACGTTCTTTATAGATAAGAGCTACAACAGCATAATACTGTGGAACTACAACACCAGCAAGAAGAGCGTCTATGTCTTCTTTGGTAATTTCTTCAATGTCTGTTGGCACGAGGATGTCATAGGACATCTTGTCAGATTCAATTCTAATCATCTTTTAGTTATTTATTTGGTTTAACAATAGCTTCAAGTCCAAGAGTTCCAATCTTGAGTTTACTTGGCTTAACTTCTCTTTTCTTATCTCCACGACAACCAGCTTTATAAACGGCAGGTTCAGGAGTAGGTTTGTCAGTATCATTTCTCATAACAAAATCATTTTGAGCAACAGTATTAAAACTTTTTTATATATCCAAATGTTATGTGGTAATTAACATTAATTTAACATATCCCCATATATAATAAGGTACATATACGCACACCCGAAT